TCCCCCATGAAGAAGTGGTATTTTTACGACTGCATTTTTTCACCCGCTGCAATCCCTTGATAATACTTGAGTGCAGCACAATCAGCCGAAATGCGCAATCCCCATATTCGCAATTTTGACCCTCTTTCCGTCGTGCGAAGTAGTCAAAACGGGGGTCAAAAATCCCCTCCGTGTTGCATTCATGGAGGGGATTTTTGTCAGGCGTTTTTCTGCGAGATAATCTGTGCCCACTTCTTCGCATCCTGCACACGCTTCCGTTCCTCCGGCGTGTTGACGCTGATGGAATGCAGTGCCGTCTCCACCTGCTGGATGGTCGGCACTGTGTCCAAGTCCGCGCTGTGCGTCATAAGGACAACCGCATCCCGGCGCTTCTTGTCATCGGCGGATTCCTGCACACTCTGTGCATCGGCTTTCGGGGCTGACCGCGTGGCGAGGTACTCACGCACTGTAATCAGCGCCGCCAAATCGCGGATGTTCTGCGGATTGTTTCCCTCTTCGATTGCCTTCTCAATCTGCCCATCAATCCACGTCAGCGTAACCACGCAGCCAGCCCCTTTTCGTTATACTTCTTTCAGCTCTTCCAGCGCCCGCCGAATCACGTCACGCTTCCCCGGCTCGATGGTGCGCATCAGCTCTTCCAGCTCGTCCATCAGGCGCTTGTCCGTGCCGTCATGGCGGCTGTACCGCCCGCGCATATCGCGCCCACGGCGGCTGTATCGGTCATCGCGATACATACCGTCATAGCTTCCGCGCGCTTCCCAGTCGCCGCCGTTATTGCTATACCCGTCCGCTTCCAGCATCTCAATCTTGTCGATATTTTTGATGGTGTCTGTCAGCTTGTGCGCGGCTTCGAGGTCGCCAGCGGACATATCCTGCTTTTCCGCAATCTCTTGCAGCTCTTCGCAGAGTTTTTCTTTAAGTTCGTGAAGATATTTCATTGCGTTTCTCCTTTCCTCACGCAACGCGCGTGACAATCAGATTGGCATTCTGCACGTCAATATCCACGCCAGCGGTATTTTTGACGCTGATGGTCGTGCAGCACCCCGCCGGAACGTCCACAAAGGTATCAATGCTGACGTTCTGGTACTGCGCCGCCGCAGCAGGGGTGACGATAGCGGTAGAAGCCGGAAGCGCCTCACCCGCGATTGCAAGCGCAACAGAGATTGCTCCGGCAGTGCCGCCCGTCGGAATTGCGATATTGCCGCCAAAATTGACGCGGAAACGTGCGCGGCACTGTCCGTTTGTGATGCCCCGCAGTGTCACGATGCCTGACCCCTCACGATGGACGATGCAGCGCGTTGCGCAGACGGGCGTGGCAGTAAAAAGGACGTTGTTGCCATTGGCGACGGTTTGAGCCGCCGCCGCAGTATATTCAGCCATGATTTTTCTCCTTTCAGCGGCAGGGCGCGAATCAATCAACGCCCCACCGCTTTTTTCAGTTGCCGTTTATCGGCTCATCCTGCACAGGCAGGAAGCTGTCCGGAGCTTAACCAGCGCAATACTGCGCCTGATTGCAGCAGAACGGATTGGCTACCGTGTACGCCGGAACAGGGCAAGGACGAATCGTATTCACAAGATACTGGTTCTGTGCTGCCTGAGACGCGGCGAGCTGCAAGCCGAAAATCTGCTGATTCTGCGCCGCAATCTTCTCGTCCTTCGCCTCGATGCGCTGTGCCGTCAGTGCGTCAATCACCGCTCGGGCGTTAGCGTTGGCGTTGTCCAAAATGTCGCGAACGCCGCTCTGAATGGTGTTGCGAGTGTCGCAAGCCTGAGTGGCAAGGTTGTAGTTCACGCCCTGAATCGCCGTCTGCGTCTTGCAGCAGCAATCCGCCGCCTGTGCCTGCATCGCGTTAAGCTGCTGCATGAGCGCGGTTTGCTGATTGGCGCGGGAGAGTTCCGCTTGAGCGAAGCCGTTAGCCATCTGCATCTGTACGCCATTGGTGAGCTGCGCCTGTGCATAGAATCCGTCACACAAGCCGCTGTTCACGTTGTCGATTTTCCGCTCGATATTGGCGAAGTCGGAGGTGAGAACGTAACCGTCCATGACAGAACCCTGTCCACCGTTGCGATTGCCAAAGCCACCCCATCCATTATTGCCCCACCCGCAGAAGACGAAGAGGAAGAGGATGATAATCCAGTATGCGCCATTGCCACCGAAGAAGCCGTCGCCGTTCTGGTTGCTGTTTCTGCCGGAAAGCAGAGCCACGTCAGAAGCGGAGAGTTCCGAGGTCATACTCATGTTTTTTCTCCTTTCGGAATTTGAAGTATATGCTAAATTGTTGCGCAACAAATATAGCCAAAGTTAAGAACCGAGGAACGATTGCAACATCTGCGCCGCCTGTTGCAGTTGGTTAAGCTGGTTTTGCGAGATTTTTCCGGATGCAATCAGTTTGCGAACCTCTTGTTCCGGGTCGCCCTGAAACGTCGCCTTGAACTGCTGGAACTGCTGCATCATACGCTGGAAGTCGCCAATAGCTCCGGGCATCTGCCCGCCGCCGAGTGCGTTAAACAGTGGATTCATCCTGCGTTACCCCCTTCTTCTTGCGCCCCTCAAGGGCTTCAAGGCGCTTTGTAAGCGTGTTGAGTTCGTCCCGCGTCACATACTCCGGCGCGTCCTGCGCGCTGCTGGATGGCTTTACGGATGCGCTTCGCTCTGTGTAGTCAAACGTGCGCATGGATGGCATTCCTGCCGCGTCCGCAGACTTGATGTAAAACGTCTGCTTCTCGCTATCCATCAATAGAACACTTGAACCGTTGGCGACAAGGTAGCTCTTCGCTCCGGCTTCACCTTGCACCCAAATCAGTCCGTTGCTTGATGGCTGCGCTGGCTGCTGCATCATCGGCTGCTGTGCTGCTCGAAGCTGCGCAAGCTGGTCTGGCATTGCCGTCTGCTGCGCGTTATAATACGGAATCTGTGGATAATATTGTGGATAACCATACGCCATACATCAATCCTCCCTCTTCCAGTAGTACGCTGGTATTTCCGCGCCGCTATCCCATGCATCATACCAGTCGCCGTCTACGGCACACACAACGTGGTCGCCGATGCCGAGGACGTACACCCCGCGCGGATGTTCACGGCAGAAATCCGCGACGGTGTAGCAGATTGGACAAGTATCCGGCAGGGCGTGGCGCGTGAATCCGCGCTCATGCAAGTAGCGCCCCCAGACGTGATTGGCGTTAGGCATATCTCCGCAGTCATAGCCCAGCGCACAGAGCGCCGCATAGGTGCTTCCCCACGTCTCTCCTGCTGCCTTGGATGCTGCACGGACAGCGCAATCTCCGACGCGCAAGCCGCGCGGATTAGGGTTGTAGTGGATATACACCGCACCACCTCCTACTGATTATAGTATAGGCGATTCGGACGGTTGTGGAGTGCAAACAAAACGCGAGAAAGTTGCAAAAAAACTTGCGAAAAATCTTGAAAAAGTGTTGACAAGTTGCGCAACTCGTGCTATAATAATTAGTGTCAAGGGGGGATACAAAATATAAGCCCCCGGACAGAAAGAGGTAACGTATGAATAAGACGATTTTGAATCGGCGGGTGCGCGTGACTGCGTACCACTACGAGGACTACGATGGGAATTGGGAAGAAGGAGGGCACATCCTCCTCGACACGGCGACGGGAAGCGTGTGCGTCGAAACGAACGGCGACCCCTTATTCTTCGATAGCTGGTACGAAATGCTGGAGCCCGACAATGGAATGGAGGAGGCTATTCTGGGGCAAGAAATGTGGCTGGAGCAGTACCTAACCGACGACCGCAATGTCCCAGCGGAACGGCTGAATGACACGGAGTGGTTGGAGGCAGATGAGGACGCAGAGCAGTACTGCCTGCGTGAAGAGTTGGAACATGACTTCGGCTTCGGTGCAACCCGCTGGCTTGCAGAGCTTTGATGCTCCGTCGGGCACACGCCCGGCAGAAAGAAGGTATATATGGAAACTATTACTGTCGGTCTTATTAAGGGGCGTCACGAGATGCCCTGTGCGGAGTACATCTTCGAGGGGGATGTCAATCCTCTCGACTTCGAGGCGATGAGGGAAACAATCCGCACGTTCCTTCTGGAACGCGTCGGAATCGGCACGTCCTGCGATGGACCAGCGCCAAACGTCGCCAACCGCCATAGCGACATTCAGGTGTTCCTCCGGCTTCAGGCGTTCGTTGGACTGCGGAAACTGGTGGTGTATGTCACCGGTCTGACCGCCTGCACGGCGGCGCTTGTGGCGGAGTGCGCGCGCACCGGGGTGGATTTAACCCTGATGCACTTTGACCGTGACAGCGGGCAGTACGTCCAGCAGCACGTCTGGGGATAATACTACGTTTTCAAATCAAGAAAGGATGTAGGACATGGATAGCTATTACATTCACAATCGCGAAACCGGCAAGATGGAGCTGCACTTCGATAAGTCGGAATACGACACCCTGACAGACGAACAGCGTTCTGAAATCAAGAGCGCGTTCCTCTGGGGTCGCCGTTCCGGGTGCTGGATCAGCCGTGCGAAAGAGCCTCATCTGCTGCGCGCAGAACGTGTGGCGCAGTCCATCGGATTGGGTGACGGCGGCGAGCAGGGCGAACGCCTGAGCTTTGCCGAACAGCAGGAACGCAAGGCAGAACGCGCCGAACATCGTGCCGAACGTTTTGAAATCAAGGCGGATGCCGAAGAAAAGCGCGGCGAAGCGCTGCAAGCACCCATCAACCGCGTTCATGGCGACGTTGCATTCTTCACGCAACCCAATATCAACACCACCGCAGGCCGCGCATTCACGCGTCAGCGCGAAAAGATGTGGGAGGCGTTCCGCAAGGGCTTTGATGCGTTCAACAAGTCCGACTATTACCGCCAGCGCGCACAGGCTGCACAGCGGACTGCGGATCGCGTGGAACTCAAAGACCGCGCGTTCCTGAATCGCCGCATCGAAGAATGCGAAGCGTCGATCCGCAAGTTCAAACGCGATATTGATCGGTGCGAGCTGTACTCAAAGACCTATCCTGAAAATGCGGAAGGGTATGCCAAGGAAATCGACTACTGGGCAGAACGCATCGAAATCGAACTGGACAAACTGGGCTACTATCAGGACGCAATGGACGCGCTGGGCGGCGTACAGTATAGTCGAGAGAACGTGAAGCCGGGTTACATCGTCCGCATCGGACGGTACAAGAACCATCCGATGAAGGTGCTTTCCTGCGGTCCGAAGAACTTCACGGGCATGGCTGGGGATGGGCTGGTTTTGAAATATCCCTACGCAGAAATCACGGAAATCGTCCGCGCAGAGGAAGAAAAGCCGGAAGATACCGTGCAGCTCTTCAAGATTGGCGAAACCTTCAACGTCCGCGGCGAGACGTACAACATCTGATTCCGTCGAGCAGATGGCGTCATGGGAGGAAACCCGCAACTTCTCCGCGTGCATTACCGGGATTTTGGTGCTGGACGACGCGGATAAAAAAAATAAAACTGAGAGGAACAAAAAATGTTAAAAAAAGATGGGAATAGAATCGTTAAGAACGTCATTGTGACGCACGAGCAGAATGAGCAGATTAAGGAGATTGGGCAGCAAATTGGGCTAAGTGATTCGGCGGTTGTCCGCCTTGCCCTATCGCAGTGGCTTGCGGAAAGAACGCAAAAAACTTGCGAAAAATCTTGAAAAGGTGTTGACAAGTTGCGCAACCTGTGATATAATACATAGTGTCAAGGGGCGGTGCAAAAAAAATAAAGCCCCGGACAGAAAGAGGTAAGCATTATGAAAAAGGTTATTGTTAACGAGAACACCGAAATCTACGAGTTCTGTGGCTCTGAAGAAGGTCGCACCTACACGCTGTATGTCGGTGTCGAACCCGTCTACGGCGAGTGGATTCTCACGACGGAAGGGAATCCTGTCGCGCTGAATGACCTTGAAGAGGATGGTAGCAAATGGGCAGAAGAGACCATCGCTAAAATCGAAGCGATTATCGGCGACCCCAGAACCCCTTGGAAGGCATGCAATGAAAGCGACATTGAGTATATCAATGATACGCTGGAGATGTGGGGGCTTAAAGAGTGAGACTTTGCGAAAACTGCGGGAAACCATTGTCCGGGCAGCAGGAGTACTTCTGCTGCCCGCAATGCGCTATTGAGATGAAAAAGAAGGAATCAAAAGAAGCAAATGCCTTATTAGGAAAAGGACATTTTAATATACACGAAACAATAAAGGAGAAGGTCTGCGAGGATTGCGGCGCAAAATACATGGGTTATCCGCGCTCAAAGCGTTGTCCAACTTGCAACATAGCGGCAAAGAAGAAAAGGAAAAAAGAGTATGAAGAACGAAAGAAAAATGGGAAAAGTCGTGTAATCGGTGGAACTGCCTACTGTGAGATTTGCGGGAAACCGTATATTATAAACAGTGGAAAGCAAGTAATGTGTCCAGCTTGTGCGGCAGAGCAAACGCGCAAGCGCGCGCTGGATTACTATAAAAAAAACGCGGAGAAGACAAATCAGAGGCGGAAAGAATCGCGTGGTGAGACGCAAAAGAAGATGGCGGAAATACGCGTTCGTTTATGCCCAACTTGCGGGAAGATATTTACGCCCAATAAAGCGCACAGAGTATATTGTTCCGATGCTTGCGCGGATGCAAAGGCGCTTAAAGCCTCTAATCTGCCAGCAAAGAAGCAACACGGTTCGCTTGAAAAGCCGAGAAAGTATCGAAAAGAGAAAACAGAAGCAAGCAAGGCGCGAATTGCAGCAGGATTTACCGTTGCACGGCTATCGGAAATTGTGCATTTATCCGAAAGAACAATACGAAATTACGAAAATGGGAAGAAGGTTTCTGACGAAAGTCGTGCGGTAATAGACGAGGTATTAAAAATAAACAAAAAATAGCATCCTGCAATAAAGTTAATACAAGGAGAACACCATGCCGGAAAAGCAAAAGGAACAGATTATTTCGCAATCGGCAGTTCTGTCCATGGGCTTCACAAAGTCCATGATAGATAAGCTGCTGCCGCCACCTATCCTTAAACGGAATCCACATTATGCTTCCTCCGCGCCCATGAAGCTTTGGCGCGAGGATGATGTGCGTTCCGTCATGGGGACGCAGGAGTTCCAGACGATGGCGGCAAAAGCAGCCGCACGGAAAGCGGCATCCGCAAAAGCCGTCGAAACGAAACGCAAGAACGCCGAAGGCATTGCCGACAACCTCATTGCATCCATCCGCGTTACGCGCTGGGATATTCCCGTGCTGGAAGAGGCGACGCTGAACGCAAAGCAAGAATGGTTTCTCGAACACGGCAATGTGGATATGGCGACCCCAAACACCGAGACGCTGGAACGCTGGATGGTTAATTTCGTCCGTCATAACCTTTGCGAGTATGACGACAAATTGATTGACCTTTTCGGGCTTGTCGGCAAGGAAGAGCTGTACCATCGCCTAAAAACCGAAACCCTTGCGAAAATCGCGGAGGTGTATCCGGAACTTGACGTTGAGTGCAAGCGTCAGGCGCAAGAATAGTGTACAACAAAAAAAAGACCGGGACATTACGTCCCGGCTTTCTTTGTTTTCCGCTTTGGTAAAATCTCGGAGTATTTCTGCGCTTCGTCGTACTTGGTTTTAAGCGTGTGTATAATATAGTCAATCTTGCGAATGCTCATATTGTACTGCATTGATTGCTTTGTGCGTGTCCAGCCTTTCGCCCGCGACCTGATAATCAGTTCTTCTTCGTCTGACAAACAGGCTTCATCCACAAAAGCATCTACAACCGCTTTTGTCCATACGACTTCGCGGCTCATCCATTACTCCTTCGGCGTATCCTTGCCCTTTTCGTCAACGATTTCAATGGCTTTCAGCACGGCTGCGCCGTCAATGTTGGTGACGCTGCCAGCACTCGCCGCATCCGTCATGCCCTCGCCGATGATGTAGGCGATGACCGTAGCACCCGCCATGATGATGCTGCCGACCTGCGTTGCGGTTTCATCCGCCACGCCGAACGCCATAGTTAGCATGGTCACAAAGGACACAACCGCCGCCCAGAACTTGCGGCTTGTCAGCTTACGCTTCAAATTTTCGCTCATTTTGCATTTCCTCCCTTTTCTTCGTAGATAATTTCAAGGCCATATGCTTTTGCAGCCTCATGTTCGATTCTGCAACCACGGGCGTTTTCCCAGCCCTTGCAGAAGTAGGCTGCATGGCACAAGCTCATGTTTTCAAGCGATTTAGCTAAGAAACACAAAGGAATTTGCACCACGCCCCGCTGTTTCATGGAGTGCGGGCTATACCATTCGTCCGTAAACAGCGTGTTCACAATCCGAAACCCGCGTTTTTCAAGTTCTGCTACGGCTCGGTTACGCGTATCGATAATTTCTTCTTCCGTTTTTCCAGCCATCGGCTGGCTTAACATTGCTTTTCTCTCGCTCATTTTTCGTTTCCTCCCTTTAGGGCATTGCCCCTCAACCAATTATCAATTTCCCTGCTTGCCGCCGTCATTTCGTCGGCGTTGCCGTTGTGTAACTCATGCTCCAAAAGTGCCTGTACTCCGGCGCAAGTCACCATCAGTCCGTCACGCAAGCCGCCGATGCGCTCTTCGTGCCCATCGAGGCGGCGCTTGTCTGTGTCCAGCTTGCGATTGATGTCAGCGACGTTGGATGCAAGCGCGTTTGTTGGCTGCTCCTGGCGCTTGCGTTCGTCCCGCGCATTTTTTCGCGCGGTATAAAATGTGTTGTATGCTCCCAGCAGGACAAGAATCACGCCCAGCGCCAGAATCAGTTTATCGGCGGTGAGGTTTTCCATGTCAGCCGACACCACCTTCAAGCGCTGTGACGCGGGCTTCCAGCTTTTCGATGCGTTCCGCAAGCTCGTCAAGCGTGGGGGTTTCCGTTTTGGAAATACCCACATCGACAAACTCCTCCATCATGTAGCCCTGATTCGTCTCCGTCTCGACGTGAAGCCATCCGCCACTATTCCCGATGACGTTGACAGAAGTGCCGATTTTGACCTTTTCCAGCACCTTTGCGGATTTGCTCGGCTCTGCGCGAAGGTTGACCGTGCTGCCGCTCTGCGCGGTAACACGTCCGACGCAAATAACATCGTTGCTATCATCCACCATTGGTGTATCCTCCTTGTATTCGACCTTTTTGAGGTATCCTGCACACGTCCACGATTTGACGGGTGAAGCGACGAAGCCTGTTGCGCTGCTCTGCGCATTGAGAACCTTGCCGTCCTCACCCATCAGCCCGATGTGGTAAAAATCCCTCAAGTCGCCGTTGTAGTATTTTCCGCCCTGCTTGTAGCCAGACGGCAAGGCATACCGCGAATCACCCGGATTCCGGCACTTAAAAACAGCCATTCCGGGCTTTGCGGCAGAAATCGGGACAAACTCAACAATTTCCGTCCGCGCAATGCGGTTGCTGCCGTGGTAGATGTGCTGACCGTGCTGACGAAATGACCAGACAAACGCGCCGGAGCAGTCAACGTTCCCCGCCTCCGCTGCACCAGCCGTATACTTCCAGTGCTCGTCAAGCATCCGCTGGAAGTCGCCCAGAATGGCGGATACTGCGATTTTGGGCATGATGACACCTCCTCAAACTTGGTACTAACTTGGTACTAACTTGATACTAACTTGCAACTTGCACGCAACTTAAAAAATGCCGAAAAATCGGCATTTGCGCAACGTCAGAGCAGCAAGATTGCAACTTAAATTGCGTCAAATTGCGTTGTCTTTTGCGTTTTCCGCCGAATCCAGCGAATCATAGTACGCCTGCGCCAGCTTCTCGACTTCCGCGATGTCATCCTCATTAAACAGCCCGTTATCGACGTGCGTGTACGCCTTATCAAGCCAAAACGCAACATCGCGTCCAGCGGAAATCTCGCGCTTGATTGCGCGAAGCGTCAGGTCATGCCGCGCCTTACTGTTGATTGCCATAAAGATACCTCCTTAATTTTGTGTCATGGATGCAACCGCATCCTCAAGATTTTTGATTACAATGGTCACGTCGCGCTGATACGTTGCCGTCGCGCCAGCGCCGCCGCTCACGCTGATGACGGTCGTCGGGGCGTAGGTGGTCAGCGCCTTGTACGCGCTGATTTCAGCGGCGGAAAGAGCGGTTTCGACGGGAGTCGCAAGCGATGTCCAAACATATACCTCGTTCGCGTCGAGGAATGCTTTGAACTCATCAAGTGTTGATGCGCCTTTTTGTGCGTATGCAAAGCCGATGAGGTTGTTTTGATTGGCGATAGCGCCGCCGACAACTTCCGAACCTACGGTGGTGGAAAAGTGCGTACAAAGAACATTTGTCGCAGAAGTGCCAGCGAACCAAGCAAAGTATCTATCAACCTTTTGTCCGGACGTCTGCCAGTTGAGCGAAGACGTCACCTTGATTTTGGTGATGCGCTGCACGCGCACCCCGCGCGCCAAGTCCACCTCATCGCAGACCCACTGCTGACCGTTCTCGTCCGTGTAGTTCCCGCCGGAGGAAACCGGGATGCCCGGCAGTGCGTTCGGCGTTTGCAGTGTCAGCGTCTGCGATTCATTCGCGCCGTCCGACACCGTGACCACCACCGTTCCGCCGTCGCCCGCGCTGACAATCGGCACGGGCGCAGTCGGGAGCGGCGTGCCGTCCTGCGTGCTTTTGCCGCAGACACGCAGCCCGACAAAAGGCGCGGCGAAAGAATCCGTCGCAGTAATCGACGAGCCGGACACACTGCCAGATAAAACATTCGCGCGCGCGGAAAGCGTGTTGGCGGTATTCGCAACCGCGCGGATAGCGTCGCCAGCAGCCTTTGCGTCCGCCGCGCGGTTCTCCAGCGTCAGCGTCTTGTCCGTCACCAGCGCCGTTGGAATCCCACCGTTTGCGCCTGTGCCGTAAAGCGCCTGAATCACACCAATCGTGCTTGCGTCAACCATTCGTGCCACCTCCCAGCTTCACCCACGCGCCCTGCGCGTTCTTCTGCCACATCGACCCAAAACCGGCGGTGTACGCCAGACTGCCGATGCTTCCGGACTTCCCCGGCTCTGTGCCATTGGAGATGTCGGCGGCGCTATCCAACATCCACTCAACATAGTCCGTGTGGATAGTCTCGCCGTTATTCCTGCGGATTAGATTCCACGCCATTTTGTGCCGCCTCCTTAATTGTGATGATGATACTATCCGATTCCAGCCCGACGTTGCTGCTCGCGTCAACCGCCTGGAATGCAACAATCCGCGTTCCGCTCCCGGTAAATTGAAACTGCTTTGTGAACGTTATCGTTTCCTGCTGAACGTCATAGATTCGTTCGTTTACTGTGCCGTCCACAAGGAAACGGATTGATGCCGCGTTCTTCTGCGTCACCGTGAATGTCACGCTCTCGCCGACGGCGATTGTCGTTTTGTCCGCCTCAACGCTGATGATTTGCGGGCGCTGTGCCTCAAGCGCTGATACATCGTCCTTCCACGCTGCGTATAGTTTGCTATAATTTTGCGCGGCGGTGTTGGAGCGATATGCACACATTTGCAGCAGTTCCAGCAGCAACAATTTTTCCTCATCCGTAATGTACTTCCCCAGGAACTGCTGCGCTGCGGATGTTGCGCTTTCTGCCGCTGCATTCGCGCTTGCCGCTGCGTTTTTGCAGTCTTCCACCTTTGCCAGCACCGTTGTGATGTCGGGGATGACGTTATCCGGGTCGTACACCGTCCCGGTTGCTCCTGCCGCGACGCGACCCTCAAGCCACAAGATAGCCGTCGTGTCCTCGCCGACCGTCGCCGTGACCATCAGGCGGAAGCGCCCAACAACAGCATAGCAAGCAGCGGAAAGCGTCACGGATGCCACACCGTCGCTGACTGCACCTTGGAGAAGAATCGTCGGGTTATCGTCTGTGCTTGCGACGCTATCCAGCCTGATAAAGCTGCCAACAATCGTTGCGCCCGAATCCATGCTGTACGGCGCGCCGTCCTTCTCAAACGCGATTTTCAGCGTGTGGGCGTTTGTTTCGCCTTGTACAAGCGCCGCTTTAAGCGGTGTCATCCGCAACCCAGCAGACAAGTTGCAAGTATAATTTAACTCATTCATGCTTCCTCCTTATTCCGTTCCGGCGGAAATAAGTCCACTCTTGCCGCCCAGCGCCTCGATGATGCCGCTGACGCTCTTGCCCTCCGTTGACATGATGACTTGTACCTTTTGCGGCTCAAGCAGCACATTGTCCGCGTTGAGCGTCAGAATGCGCTCATCGTAGCAGCGCCCGAATTTAGGCATTGCAACCCGGCAGATGCTCCCCAGCCGGAAATGGTCGTAGGGTAATCCCGTGATGGCGGACAGCTCCACAAGGGAAACGTCGATGGAAATTGGCGGGGTTTTCTTTTTCGCCAGTTCCTTCTTCGCATTCTCCAGCAGCGTCTCTTTGTCTGTGATGCTGTTATCGGAGTACTTTCCGCACACGATGCCCCACTCTTCGATGGTGTCCGCGTCGATGTAGTTCTTGCCATCGTTTACCGTGCCAACGGTGATGCCGTTTTTACCGTATGCGTACATACGGGTCACAAGGTCGTCGCGGTCGGTGCTAACCGTTGCGCTGGTTAGCGCGCCGTTAAAGCGCGCTTCGCAGGAGACGGTATTTGGCATATTAACGAGGTTTAGCGTCCACGGATGGGTGGAGAAGTCGTACTGCCACATCATTTCGGCGGGAGACAAGTCCTTGACGTTGTTGATTGCTGTCCAGATGTTCGTCCCTGCGTCGAAATCGTATGTGAGGTGCTGCGATAACTCGCACGTTCCCATCTGCCAGCGCGTCTCCGGCTGGTAGGTGAGAAGCTGCGCCAGAACATCAACCGCGTCAACGGATGCACTGCCGATTTTTAGCTGCTCCGGGAGAAGCCCGTCCATCAGCGTAGAAATTGCGTGGTCGAGGTTGATTTCCTGCGTCGCATAATTTCTGTAGGTTTGCGTGTCCGAGCGCAAGCGGAAGATGCCGACGCTTCCGCCGATGTGGTACAGCTCCACGAACTGCGTTGCGTCCATCCATGTGCCGTCCACGAGCGTCATGCTCGCGGTGGAAATATCGTCGATTGTTAGCGACAAGGACAGCGAAGACGGGCGCAAGCGCTTGATTTCTCGCAGATTTTTGTCCAGTAGACGCGGCAAACGAACGTTGTTTGTGTATGCTTTGCTTGCATCCGGGTCGGGGATGATGCCGGAAACATAGTCGATTGTGAGGTAGATGTCGCGGACGTCTACGTTAAAAGTCCGTTCCTTTGTATCCATGTAAACTCTATCCCAAAGCTGGAAAGATAGCGTTACAGTAAGCGACGCAGTGCTTGCGCCATCAGGAAGCGTCACCGTTGCAAATCCGGCTTCGTCAACGTGGATGTCGTTCACGTCCTGTTTCCGCTGATTTCCCCAAGAGTCGCGCTTGAAGTCTGCGTGCACTCGTGCGGATGTAATCACTGCATCAGCCGGGAGCACAACCGGGAACGTGACCTTCGCTCTCCCTATTGTTGGATATCCTTTCTCCATTTTCCAACCGTTCGGGTCGTCTTTATCGTAATTGATAACAAGGAAACACTTTGTTTTTGACGTTAGGGTTACTTCCTGCGGTGTGCCATATGCTTTGTAGTTAATATTTTCGCCCCCTCGCCGTAACCGTCAGCGACAAAAGCCCGTCGCCGCTGAACGACACCTTATTGATTCCGGGCTTTAGCGTGATTTCGTCGGCAGACTGTCCGTTTCGGTTGCCCATTGCGGATTGCCCTGCCGCCGTGATTTGCTGGATGCCGTTATCGTCGTGTCCTATGCGGATTTCCTCGCCCGTTTTCACGCTGATATTCGTCAGCACGATTTTTTCGCTTCCGCAACTGATTGCAACGTTTGTCAGCGTGTCGATTGCCACAAAAACGGCTTCAAGCGGACACGCCACGTCCCCGCGATTGTAAACCGTCAGGATGCCACTTTTGCTTGCTTCAACTGTTTCCATTTTGGAAACAGTTGCTTCCTCCCACCACGGACGCTGGTATGCCGTCAACTTGATTTCCAGCGTGTCCGTCCACTTGAGCGCGGAAACACTCGCTGCCTCGATGCTGTCGATGTACAACCGTTGTTCCGGGCGGTATGACGTGTGCAGGTACTGACCACCGCTGCCCCAGCGCATGATTTTACCGAGGACAAGCTGCCTGTGGATGGTGTTTGCTTCGTGGATTTCCACGGCGATTGTTACCGTGATGGACTGCCGAAGCTGCCCGGTGAGGTACATTCCCCCGCCGGGGCGTGCTTCGGTCGTCACGGATTCTTGTGGCGCGTCCTCCGAGATGTCGATTATGATGATGGACGGGTCGATGTCTTCCAGCGCTTCCTCTCCCATCCACGCGCGATAGCGCGTAAGCATTATCAATCACCCCACTTCTTAAACATCAGGTTAGAGCGAATTGTCCCGCCTATTGCGGAGTTGACATATGGCGCAATCGCTGTCGCAATCATCTTCCCGTCAACGGAAAAATTATTCTGGATTGTCGTTGGAGGAAGCCCGGAAACAGCTTTTGCAACATCTGCTGGATTCTCGATGCGCACCCAAAGCACCCCATTTTCATTGTTGGTGATGTTCGGAGCTTTTCTTTCTTTGAGTGCGGTTAGGTAGTTTTCCTGCATCGTTTCAAGCGTTGTGTGCATCTCGCGAATAAACGTCAAATTTTTCGCTACTTGCTTTCTGTTTTCGTATGCTTTATCTGCTGCTTCCTGTACCTTGTCCCAGTAGCCGTTTCCTTCGCGCACTTTCTGATTCTCTTTCTGCTTCGCTTCGAGGGCAGCAAGAACGTCGGCAAGCTCCTGCGGATTCGTTTCTGGATTTGGCGCCCAGTATTCCATCAGATGCCCGCCGACTGCAAGCGGTGCATTCGCAGCGCGCCCCTTTCCTGTGGAAATATCACCCAAGAAGTCGTATGGCGTTTCATTTTGAGAAAAGTCTGTTGTCCATTCATGGATTTTGGTTTCGATTTTGTTGTTAAATCCAAGGATTTTGAGCAACGCGTTAATTTGCGGAATCTCTTTTACGAGTGTCTGCTTCATGTCGTTGATGCCAGCCAAAACCGCGCTGTTATTTTCCGCCATGTATGCCGCGATTTCGTCCTTTTGCTCAAACGCTTCGAGCGACTTTTGCACGGTTTCCAGCATCGCCTGATACGTCTCATCGTCCGCCAGCGTATACCGCGTTTTGGTTTCCGCCATCGCGTTTTCTTCGTCGCGGGCGCGCTGGTAGTCTGCATTTAGCTGCTTGATTTCTTCCGGCGTTAGATTCAGCAGACGCGAAAGGTACGCATCGTTGTCGCGGGAGTATGTAGTAAGCCCTGACAAGATGCCAACGTCAACGCCAGCCGCTTCGGCTTGCTGCAAAGCATCATTATAGGCGTGTAGCGCATCCGCATTCGTCCCGTACCAACTAAGCACATTTTCCTTGCTGTAATCGGTATCGAGGAGCTTCTTCATTTCCTCCTGCGTGTGCGTTACCATGTAGCCCATGCCGGACGCAACGCCCTTGTAGGCTTCCTGCGCCTTTTTCAGCGTGTCCGCGCGGTAGGTATCCGCGTCTTTCAGCGCGGTTTTAAGGTCTTCGAGGGCTTTCTTCTCGTCCTCGATGGCTTCGTTGAATTTTACCTGTTCTTCGACTTCGGGGTGTGCCCGTTTGTACGCTTCCCATTCCGCTGTTGCCCGTGCCAGCGCGGTCTGATTCTCATTCAGCTCATCGTTGGTTTCTTCGATTTGCCGATTGACCTCTTCCAACTCTCCTGCGGCAGCGTTGCTATCGAGGGATTGCAGATTCATCGCTTCTGCAAGCATTTCCCACGCATTTTCTTGCACGTCGTTAAACGTATGATGGAAGTCAGAATAGAAGCCATTACGCGCTCTAATGATGTCGTTGTACTGCGAACTTCCATCAGGCGCTTCGCGCATAAACTCTTCCAAAGTATCGGCGAATGTATAGTCGCTGATGTCAGACATGGTACGAACAAACGACGAATAGGCGCTTTCTGCCGCATCCTGATATGCAGCTTTTACTTCCTCGGCGTTAGACCCCACAATTAGCGAGTTTAGATAATCTCTGCGTGCATATAGGGATTCGAGCTGTTTTTCCGTTTCATCAACTGCTGCTTGTGCATCGGTAACGGCGGTATCATGTGCACCATACAGCGACACGCCATTCACGGTATCCACATACTGATTAATTCTTTCTGTGTTGCCCATAATGGCGTCAGATGTTAAATCAACGTATTGCGAAAGTCCCGGCATGACGTTTTTGAGGTTTTCGAGGGCTTCCTGCCATGCTTTCGTTGCCTTTACAGCTTCGCCGCTCTCCTGCTCCATGTTGCGCATGGAATTAACGATTGTGAGCGACTGCGCGTATGTCGCCTTTGCATCGTATATTGATTCGTCCCGCTCTTGCATGATTTTCTCGGCTGTCGTGTACTGGTATGACTTATCCGACAGCACGTTGTTGAGCAGCGAAATCGCGGGCGTTACAACGCCCAGCAGCCCCTTGCCAAACTCCGTCTTGATGCGGTCGAGGTTGGTTTGCAGCTTGCGCATCTCGTTCGAGAAGCTGTCCCCGGTTCGCGCAAAGTCGCCCTGAGCGTCCTTCGTGGCTTCCAGAAGATACTGATAGCGCAACGTCGCCTGTTCCGCCTGCGACATTTTGTCAAACGCCTTGTTCATGCCCTTTTCGAGGGCAAAGGCGTTTAGGTTCGCAACGGACATATTGATGCCCAAAGATTTTACATTTATACCCTCGGTTTCCCGATATTTTGCAGGGGATTAGACTATCTCTTCGCCCTTTCGAGGGGGGCGGCTGGCACTTCGCGTCGTGCTAATCTCGACGCTACAATTAGTCGTTACACCTTCCGTCCGTGACGGCTTGGCACGGTATTGTCGTGCTTGCAATTGGCAAGTTTAGAGTTTTACCGTTAGCGCATTTTCATGCACACCGCTTTTGCTTGCGTTCACCAGCAGTTTCAGAATGGATTTCTCCATTAAGCCGCTAAAATCAACGGTTCGGTTTCCCCGGAGATGCCGGAGCGGATTTTCTCAAATGCCGTGTCGTGGTCGAGGTTATAGAACGACGCCATATCCGCCGCCAGCCCCGCCATATCCATTGACATTTGGAGAACTTGGTCATCCGCGATGCCCATCGACTTGAGCATAGCGCCCAGCGTGGACGAATACTGTTTCGCCTTGGTTTCCGTGATGCCGTAGGCGTTCAGCGCCTCCTGCGCCCACTTGTTGATGGTTGACGCGGAATCTTCAAACGTCACGTCCACAACGTTTTGCGTCTCAACAAGGTCGGACGCAAGCCCGATTGATTCGTCGATTGAACCCGTGACGCCGTCGATAATGCTATTGATGCCGTTTACTGCCATGTTGGCAATGAACTGTCCGCTTGCAATATCGCCAATAACATCGAGTTGGCTCAAAAATCCGCTCAGCACACCGCCGCCCGAGCCGCCCGAACCGCTGTTGCCATCTGCCGCCTGCTGCAAGGACTGGATTTGCTGCTGCAAACGCTGGATTTCCTCCGTCGCTTGCGTGGACTGCTGCTGCGCTTGCTGCAATTCCGCCCGAAAACGTCCGCCGTCAAACGTCGGATGCACAGCAAAGCTGTTTAGCTCTTGTTGAAACTGCTGCATTTCCTGCCGGATTTTATTTAGCTCTTGCGTGTATCCGCTTGTATCAATCTTAAAACTTGCGTACAACTCAAATGCTTCCGCCATCTTCTGCACCTCCCCTCGCCATTAGTCCGTTTATAATATCGTCGCAGATTTCCTCTGCTGTTTTTTGCTTTGTTTCGTGCTTCTCTGCGCCGAAAACGTCGCTGTATGACGGGATTTCCAGATTCGCGCCGCCGAACGACGAAATAGCAAGCACCGTCATCCACGCCATATTAGCCATGTAGCAACGTTTTGCTTCCTCCTGCGTTTCGTGCGCCAGAAGCACCCCCAGCGCGTGAACGTTTTGCGGGCGGTATTTGTATAACACAGGGATTACATGATGCACCCCAGACGAAGCGCAAAGGTAAAAAAAGCAAACAGCGAATCGAGTGTGTCCTTGTCCATCATGGCGGCGGTTTCGGTGAAGTCCATTTCTGCGACTTCCTCCGCCGTCTTGCCGTGCATCGCGCCGAGAATGCCCATCGTTTCCTTGGGATGCTTGGCGTACAAAATCGGCAGCATCTTCATCAGGATGTCGCGTCCGACAACGTCGCCCTTGCTCTTTTCTTCCACGAAGGCTTTCATTTCCTTGCTGTTGACCAGCTTGTCGATGTACGGAATGGCGTTCGCCATCTGCTCAAATGCGGTTGCGGTATTCATGCGTTTTCCTCCTCAAAATTCACGAAAGTGCGGCAGGGCGCGAACCCTGCCGCGTGTTATTAAGCGGCGGGGTCGAAGAAAATAACCTCGCAAGGGGCATATCCGTCGGTTTCCAGCCCGTCCTGATGCGCGGTAAACTCCACCGGAATAGTGCCCTCGCCCTTGTCCGTCCAAGTCAGCGTTGCGCCCGCCGTGTTCAGCGCGTTTTTGATGGCAATCAGCACATAGCCCTTCGAGGTGTCGCCCACCCAGACAAGGCTATCAATATAATCCGCATCCTTAATGTCGGTGCGAATCTTAATGGTGTGCTTCTTCTCCGTGTCCGTCACGTCGGCAGTGCCGAAAGACCGCTTAAGGTTGGTGGCGTTAATTTCCAGCAGGGTAGTCGTCAGCTTGATAGTCCAGCCATCGTTGACGCTGCTGCCTTTCCATTCCTCGCGCTTGCCGTCCGCCTCGATGCTGCGCGTGTTGGGCGTGCAGACGAACGTGCCGCCGCCGCGCGTTGCGCCAATCAGCGCAGAACCGCTTGGCTTTTCGCGCTCCGTTTTCAGCAGCGCGCCCAGCGTCGCCGCGTCCGTGGCGGTAGAATAGTCAAAATTGGCAAGAAACATCCCGGCATTGAGCTGCAAGTTCTCAAATGTGCTTGCCCGAAGACCAGTCGTCATTTTGTTACCTCCTGTTAGGTGTAGTAAGTCACGATTTCGTAGTAAATCCGCCCATAGCAGACGCTTTTGAGCGTCGTGTCCACTTCAAGGCGGAAAAAGTTGCTATTGTTGCGGTACAGGGTGATAAAGCCATCGTCGCAGTAGATTGCCGTCCCCTCCGGCGGAATGGCGCGGCGAACCTCGTCGAGGATTGCTGCGCGCTGCAAGTTTACGTTGCTTCCGTTTTCCGCCTGACAGCACAGTGTGCAAATCATTGTAGACTTTCCGAAGACGTCCCCCTCTTGCACTTGAAACGCAAAGTAGGGAAATGACGCCTCAGCCGGCACTGCGTCCTCAACATACGCGGGAATTGGCTTGCCCTCGTAGGTGAAACTGTTCCAAAACTTGTATAGTTTCCGCTGCAAGTCAATCACGCCGTCACCACCTCCGCGTCCGCCTCGCGGAAGTGCATATCGCTCTGCTCCGGCGTTGTCATGTCCCGCGAGTCCGACGTGATGCGGAAGACTTTGCCGTCTGAAATCCGCTTCACGCGGTCGTTCGGCAGCAGTTCCAGCATATCGGAAAAAACGATGGTAAACAGTTCGCGGATGCCGCTCTGATATGCAATCCGGGCTTCCGTGCTGCTGTTGCGGATGAATCCGGCACGAAACGGCGCGCCGTCTGTCCATGTGACAACGATGCCGCCCATGCCGTCTGATTCCGTGCGCTTGTCGACGATGCAAGCGTCATCGAGAAAATCAGTCCACGCCATCAGCCCACCTCCGTATACATATGGCGATACGGTCGCAGTTTGTCCGCGAATGCCGCTTGCCACGTCACAACGCCGTTGCTGCCAGTCGCCCGCGAATAGCTGTAATGCCCGAAAGATTCCGACGTATAAGCCCCCGTCGGGTTTTTCGTCTCGTATTCCGCGCATTGTTTTGCAATCTCGATAAACGGGCGCGGCGGGTCCAGAAACCACAACGTGCCGTCGAAAGTTTCCTCTCCGTCCGCGTCCTCCATTGCGCCAGAAACAAGGCTGTGAACGCCGTCGTTCCGCGCGCTGCCGCTGATGTACACATAGGGCGAACCTACATCAGGAACGATTTTACCGCCCGCGATGCGAATCTCCCCAGCGTACTTGCAGCGCTCAAAAAAGTTGTTACACTCGCGCATTGCCATTTCCAGCGTCACAGCCATGCTTCCACCTCCATTAGGTCGCTGCCGTCACCGTCGCGCTGCCGGAGCGAATCACGCGGTAGTCGCTGGTGCATTCCGCAACCGTCACCTTCTGCCCGGTAGCAATGGCAAGGTCAGACGTGCCGTCCCAGTTGCTCCAAGTGCGGACATTCTGCCCATAGGTCGCAGTCGGCGCGGTCGTGCCAGCCTTCACCTTGTACAGGTTGGAGCTGGATTCCTTTGCGGGGCTGACAGTCAGCTTCGTGTTGCCCTTGCCAGTGCCGGCAGCGGAAGAAACCGTCAACTGACCCGTTGCCGCGTCCGTGATGGTCGCAATCCAGATGCTCTGCGGATTAAAGATAACCGGCATGAACAAGCCGGATGCCCGCGTCCACAGAACAACGGGGTCGTTCTCCACCCACTGCGACACCATCACATAGCGGTGCTGCCCGGACTGGTTGACATTAAGCCCGGTATTGGCTGTGTTTACCGTTTCTTCCGGGGTCTGTCCCCACAAGCCCGCGCCGATGCGCGTCATGGCGCTGCCAGTGCCGATGAACGTCATCTTGTCCTGCGGGAAATAGCGCTTGGTCGTGCGAATCGGTCGCCCATCCGCGCCGATGCCGCCATCAATGGCGTACTGCAAATCGTTGGTAATAACGCGGTTGATGCCGTACTCCGTGGAGAAGAACGTATTCAGCGCGGCATTGCTCACATACGCGCCCTCGCTCAACGTGCCGTTGATGCGCTTCTGGACTGCGCTGTTCGCGCGAATCTTGTTGATAACCTTGCGGCTCGTTACGATGGTGTCCAGCGTCGTGCCAGCGTCCAGCGCGGTATCCACCACGAACTGAATCTGTGCCGGGATGTCCGCGTCCTCGCTGAAATCGAACGTGAACTCCGTCTGTTCCGGCTTCACGCCGTAGTCGATGGTCAGGTCGAGGTTGTTTTCCTTGATGGTCATCTTGCCAGTCGCCAGAACCTCGTTCTTCGCAACCTTGGTTCGCGTAACAACTTGGTCGGCAAGCATGATACCGTCGCGGATAACGTAATCATACATAGCGTCATTCTGCACGCCGGAACGCAGCAGCGCGCGCATTCGCTCGGACTGGTTAATTTTTACCTTAATCAGTCCCTTTTCGATGCTGTGGGTATCGACAGGAATGCGGGTGGCGATGTTCGTCCGGCTGTCGAAGCTGTGGAAGTCAGCCATCACGGGAAGCTGGTACTGGTTGGCAATCTCCTGCCACTTAGCCACGAGATTTTCACTGTATTCGTCGGGAAACAGCGCGTCAACCGGGTCGTTCGGGCGGCTGACGTTAAAGCCAACGTCCAGCCACTCCTCCTTGGGAATCAGACCGAAAATATTGTTTTCAAAAGACGGAATCTGCATAGTATTCTCCTTTCGTCAGTACGGGCGCACCGTCGCGGCTTCTGCGGCGATGAAGTAGAAGCCCTTTGCCGTCAGCGCGCTCTTGGCGGTGCTGTTGATTGCGGCGGGGAGACGGCTCTCGTAAACCGTGCCGCGCGTTACGACGCTGCCGGGCATATCGCCGCTTGTAACGTCCACGTCCTCGTACACGATGCCGACGGCAGTGCCGTCGTTCGCGGGGTAAACAGTCCCCATCTTGACGTACTTCGCGCCGTTTTCGGCGTTGGTGGCGCCTGACTGCTTAATCTGCTTGGTTTCGCGGATTGCGTCTTCCGCGTTCTCAAGAAAATAACCGGGCTGGTAAACAGTCCCGGTTGCCTTGCTGGTAAAGCTCATTTATTTGCTCCTTCCGGCGCAACTGCGCCATACATATCTTGCGCGTACTTCGCCGCCAGTGCTGCGGCGCGTCCGCTGCCGTGCGTGGCATTGCCGCCGCTCGGCGGGGTTGTGGTAGGTGTACCCTGCTGCTGCTGCGTGGAGAAAAGGTCGCCATACTCGCCCTTGAGCGCGTCAATCAGCTTGTCGCCGTCCTTGATTGCGCCCTTGTCATCGAGTTCGATGCCGTCCAGTCCGCGCTTTGCCATCACAAGGTCGGCAAGTTTTTCCTGCATCCCCTTGCTTGTCAGCAGCTTTCTTGCGGCGGTTGTCAACGTCGCGGTTTTTTTCTCCGTTTCCACCTGCTGCTTGTAAGCGTCGAACGCCTCCTGAATCTTCTGCGCGTCGCCGCCGCTCTTCTTCGCGTCGGCAAGCTGCTGCTTGAGCGTGTCGCGCTCCGTGGTCAGCGTCGCAATCTGCTTCGCCTGTTCCGCGTACTTGTCACGCTCCGCCTTGATGTCGTTGATTGCGTCGCTGTGGGCTTCCACAATCGCGTCAATCGCCTCATCAGGCACATTCAGGGCTTTCAGGTTCTTTCGGGTGAGGATGTTCATGATTCAATCTCCTTTGCTTCGGGGCGCGGTGCTTTGCGCCTTTGATTGTTTGCGGAAATGCGGTGCTTTGCTTTTCCGCATATATGCAAACAGCGCACGGCTGTGCTTTGCCATGCGCTGATGTTGCTGTTATTAGTCCATGTTTTGCTTGATTACATCCGCCATGATGTCCACAAGGCGTTCCGCGTTTGCAGAATCCGCGAATGTGTCCGTCATAAACGGTCTGCCGGGGGTGTATCCTCCCGGCATGACGCGGAACTCGCCTTTGTCGCCCAGCTTGGGGAAGAAGACAGCGTGTCCAGCGTGCCCATCGTGCACATAATGCGCGTACTCAACGTTTGTGCCGATTGTCACTTCGTTGTTATCCGGGTCGATGTCGGCGGTGATGCTTCTTGCCAGATTGCCAGTGTCGTAGACCTTATGCTCATAGCCAGTCACCATCTTCTCGCGTACCATGCCGACGGCTTCTTGCCCGACTGCCAAAAGCCCGATTTCCATTGCGCGTTTCAGCCTTTCGCTGATTTCCGGCGTGTGGTCTACAAAACCGCTCATTCCTTTTCCCTCTTTCGGATGTTGCCGTCTTCGTCCACATACTCGGTAGACAGGATGACTTTCGGCATAATCATGCAGTAGCAATTGATTGTTTCCGCTGCGCTGCCGTTCGGGTCGCCCGGAAAGCGAATGTTGCTGTTCGGAAAACACTCGCCTTGCTTCGCCATCTTGCCATGTCGCGCCATGTGCGCCTCGCGGCTATTCTGAAATCGGCAGAACCACTTGTTGTAAACCGTTACGCCTTGGTCTGCGGCTTCTTGCGACGCGGCGTAACTCGCTTGACTTTGTGAGCGCGTCCGCTCCGTCTGCGCCACGCGCCGCGCTTGCCACTCGCTCTGCCCTGTGATGTCGCTGATGCGGTTCATCAGTTTTTTTCTGTCCTCGCCCAGCGTGGAAGACAGCGCCAGCGCGTTTTGCAGTTTGTGGCGAATCTCGGTGTTCTGCCCAAGATTTTTGTACGCCAGCTTCGTGAACGCTGTTTCGTTCGCGGCGAAAATCGCTTTGATTTCGCGCTTGTTGGGCTGCGCGAAAGACACCTTGACCCCGGCGCGGTTTGCCTGTGCCTCGATGACGGTTTGCGTCTCGCCTAAGCTGTCGGCGTATACGTCGCCCATCGTGTTACGGATGTCGTCGGTTGCCCGTTTCCCCGCCTTGCAGATTTCCTCCATGATGACTTCTTCCACGCGGTATTGACGGATGAGTTCGCGGACAAAACCAGCTTTCCACTTCTCCACCTTTTCCGGCGTGTCGTAGTACACGGGCGGCTTTATCTTGCCATCGTCCACTTGTTGCTTTTTTCGCAAGAAGTCTTTCAGGCGCTCTGTGGCGATGTCAAGCGCCTCTTGGTATATCGCCTTTATGCGCATTTGCAGTGCGGCTTCGCGCAAGTCGTTGCGCTCCACGTCCGTCACGGCTTGCCCGTCTCCCCAACATCAAAAAATGCAATCAGGACGCGCAAGATAAGTCGAACCGCCACCAGCCACCAGCCGATGCACAAAAGCCAGTCCGGAACGATGACGTTATTCGCCGCCAGCACTTGCAGAATCACCATCAGATACAGCATCTTCTTCCTCCTCGTCTGTCTTCTGCATTGCCTGTTGCGCCATGCGGATGCCAAGAAGCGATTCTTCCTCCCCGCGCTTGATGATGTCGCCGATTTCCTCCGGCAGAATCATCGGATTAAGTTTCAGACGCGTTTCCTTGTCCAAATCGCCCTGCGCTGTGTAGATGTTTTGGATGATTTCGCTCTCGTTGGCAATCGTCTGTCGCTTGAAACGGATTGTCTCGGTTTCGATGCCCAGAATCCGCAGCAGTTTCTGCACGAAGTCAAAGCACTGCCATTCGTAGGCGTTCGCCTTCAAGTCGAGGTTAGCCATGCTTGCCCGGATTGCAACGTTCGTTAGGCTTCCGCCCGTCAATTCCGACACATCCAGCGCCATATAATCGCGATAAAGCTGCCGTTCCAGCAGTTCCAGCGCGGTTTGACGCGCTGCATACGGCACTTCAAACGTCTCCGGCGTTACTGTGCTGGATGACGTGCCGTCCGAAATGTTCGCAATTGCTTTTAGTCGGTGAATCTGTTCCAGCATCAGCGCAACCTCGTCGAAGTTGCCCCCGAAATTATTCAGCACCCAGTAAACATCATTCGCCTTTTCCAGATTGTTTCCAAAGTCGGAAAGTACGATGTCGTACAAGTCGATTTTTGAGCGAATCGCCAGCGTCAGCTCCGTCTGCTTCTTGTCGTTGGCGTACAGCGGCACAATCGGCAATGCGCTGTAATTCTCCTCGGACACAAGGCGCTCGCCTGTGATGTCCCTCGCGTATGTGCGCTTGTAGGCGCGTTTCTCCTGCGCTACCTCCAAATCAGCGGCATTTTCGCGCGTTTTGTAGACCGTCACGCCGTCCGGCTCAAAAACACGCGCCATCAGCGGCTTGTCGTCCCCAATCTGCCAGAACTGCACGCCAACCATCGGTTCGCCCGTCAGCTCGTCCAGCAGCGCCACGAACCCGCTGTTTTTATCCGTGTACGCACGCAGTATCTCAACGTGGTCGAGGTTCCAGTAGCCCCAGCATACGCCATGCACAAGCGCATACAGTCCGATTTTTGCAAGCGTCGTGTCGAACCCGATTCCCAGCTTGCTCTTCATTTCGTCGTTTTCCAGCTCCACGCCGTTGCCAAGCAGATAATTCGCCTGCTGCATGGTGAAGCGGCGGAAAAAATCGCTGTAAATGCGCTGTCCGGGAACTGCTTCCGTCGCCGTCCCCTTCTTCTTTACTGTTTTCCCGTCGGCTGTTTTTTGCTCCGATTCTGATGTGGTGGCTCGCAGCACGACTTTCGCGGAAACGGTATCGTTCTGCGCTTCATAGTATCTTTGCGCGATTCCAGCTTTATCAAAGTCCTCGCTGTGCTTGTACGCACCAATAACCGCCAGCGTTGCCTTTGCTTTGTCCGGCTCATTCTGCCAATCCTGCCATGTGATTTTTGTGAACATCTGTATCACCCCCCAACATACAAACTCGCGCCGTTTCTGTCGAGAATCCGGCAGCAGCACGCGGCGCTGTCCGGCGCGTCGTCGTGCTCCGCGTCCTCGGTGTAGTCCATAATCTGCGCGATATAGTCCTTGTCCGTGCCTTCCAAAAACACGATATTCCCCCACCACTTTTTGAGGTATGTGCTGATTTTGAGGTACTTGTTCATTTTCTCCGGGTATGCGCGTACTGCCATGTTTCGGCGGCGCAATTCCCGCGCCAAATATCCCTTGTCGCCGTTTGTTTCGCAGTAAATCGGGGCGCACATTAGGCGCTCCGTCTCCGATTGCAGCGCTTCCATCAGTGTATCAACGTGCTTGCGCCACAAACGCCCGTACAAGTACAGCGTGTCGCCGTCCCGCTTGGCGCACGTCAGCGCGGTGTAGTCCTCGCCGCCGTATGCAGCATCAACGTGCGCGATGCCGTCCCGCAGCTTTTCCGCTTCCGGCGTGAACGTCGGCGGCGTGTCGAACAGCGCATTTTCGGCGGCAATGTGGCGCAGCTCATAGTTCGCGGCAAACAGCGACGGCGACATTGACTTCCGCAGTTCTTCCAGCTTCTCCGGCGCAATCAACCCGGTGGAATAACAGTCGTGCTTCTCCGGCGGCGCAACCAGCGTGAACGCGTCCTCGATGTGCCACGGTGTGCCGATGAAGACGATTCGCCCGTCGCGAGTGACGATGTTGCGCAGCTCCTGTATAACGCCCTTTGTGCGTTCTCGTTCTGCGCGGCTGATGCGGTCGTTGAGGTTTACAACGTCGTCACACACAATCAAATCCGCGTGCTTGCCCGTCATGGACGAACCGCAGCCGATGCCGATTAGCTGGTCAGCACCACGCGGCGAATCGTACACGCTCACCGTCATGCAGTTGCCGCCTGATTTCAGCAGTTGAACGTCCTGCTGCATGAGGATTTGCGCCATGTAGCAAAAAGCCTCGTTCGCGAATACCTTTTTCGCCTGTGCGATGCTCTCCACAACGTCGCTGTCGGTTTTTCGCATGAAAATCGCGTTTTTTCCGTGGTTAAGGACGCACCACATTGCCAAAGCGACGGAAAGGCAGGAAGACTTGTAGGATAGGCGATGCGCTTGAAGCGTGTAATCGTCCGCGCCAAAGATGATGTGCTGCATCCAGCGTCCGTGAAGTTCGTCCGTTAAATCACGGAATCCGCACATTCTGCCGACGGCGGCGGGATGGTATCGCCAGATGTTCCACACTTCATCCCGCGTCAGCGTCGTCATTTTACTTCTCCCCGCGTCTCTTTCAGCAGCTTGTCAATGTCGGCTTTCGCGTCCTCGGACAACTGCGGCGTTTTGACGGTCACCACGTCTCCGGGGTCTTCGCCGATAACCTTCATCAGGAACTGTATTGCTGCAAGGTTTCCGTCTGCTGCCATCTTAATAAGTCGCATTGTCAGTGCTTGCCGAAGCGTTTTCCCGTTTTGCTGTGGAGTGTCAACCAATTCCAGCGCGATTTCCTGGATGCTTTGTTTTGCGCGCTTTTTTTCCGTTGACTTCTCGTTTGCTTTGCGCGCGTCCACTGTGTTTCCCGCGCCACTCCCGAACCGCGGTCCTTTTTTTAGGTTCGCAAGGCTATTCGGATGTTTCCCCTTTGGATACTGTTTTGTTTCCTGCTCTGTTGGCATTTACTCACCGCCTGATGATTACCTCATGATTTCGCCCGTCTCTCGGTTTACCATGTAATAGCTTCTCCGTCTGTTGATTGCGGGTGTGCGCCCTTTCAGCGTCCCGCCGTTTTTGAGGCGCAGTCTTGCCTTGCCCGAACCGCTTGCCATGCTTTATTCCCCCTTGCGATTTTTGGTTTCGTGTAGTCGATTGTTTTATACTTGTCAATGAGATTGTCGAACGCTTCCCGGTAGAAGTTGAACAGCTCCTCGTTCTCCTCGAAGTCGAACTGCTCCAAGCAGGACGCGCTCCGCAAATTCGCGCTCCCCGTCAGCACATAATGATTTCCCCTGTGCGTTTCCATCAACAGGATTTTCATGTGCGTGTTCGTGAAAGCGACTTGTAATTTGTTGTCGATGTCCAGTTCTTCGTACAGGTACGGTATTAAATCCGTTTTATAGTGGCTGTAGAAGTAGCCGGACAGCATCAGATTGAGTTTCTCCACGTTGCGGAAAAGCAGCAGATTCTTGAAGCTATCCACGTTGTTTTCTGATAGCGACAACGTTGAACAGTAGATTGTTTTGAGGTCGATGCCGCGATACATCACAAGCGCTTCCGGCAAGTCGCCAAAAATGAAATTGCCCGGAACGATGCAAGTAGTCCGTGCGTTGCGTTCCAGACAAATTTTTGCGGCAAGGTCGCGTGCGTACTGAAAATCCGCCTTGTTGTAGATTGCCGACTTTGCCATCTTGGGCTTTATGATGCGCGTCTGCTCTTCCTCGTCTACAAGGGAAAAGTCGGTGACGGAGAAGTCTATGTCGTCGTCAAGTTCGATTGTGTCCGGGAAGTGGATTTCCGGGATGTCGAGGTTGAAGTCAGGTTCTTTCTTCATGGGCAGACACTCTCTTGACGACGCTTCTTGTGATTGGAAGCATCGCGATTTCGTAGCCAACTTTCATCAGCACCTGCACCATTGCCATTACTGCAAGCGTCTTTACTGGCATTTCTCCGATGAAAGCGATTGGGAAAAATACGAGGCTGTCTGCAAGCTCACCAAATACGCTTGAAATGATAGCCCTTGCACCAAAGCTTTTACTGTTTGCGCTTCGCTCTTTCATTTTTTGAAAAATAACGTCGTTTACGAAGTCTCCAAACAGAAATGCAAGCGTTGATGCAGCAACGATTCGCGGCGTACTGCCAAGAACGGTTGCAAATGCTTGCTGATTCTCCCAATAGCCCGGCGCAGGGGTTGCAATTGCAATTTGAAATGCACAAACCATCAAGATATTCATTGCAAACGCCCAGATGCAAGTTTTTCTGCTGAATCTGTATCCGTACACTTCGGAAAACACATCGCTTAAAATGTATGTGATGGGAAATACAAGATTCCCGCAAGTCATTGCGCCGCCAAAGAAAGCAGACTGCTTTGCTTCGACAACATTCGCAATCATTAGCGCCGCAACATAGACAACCGACAATAGGCATTGCAGTTCTGAAATTTTCTTCATTTCGACCTCTTATAGATGGTTTTCTGCATATCTTTGAAATTTGCACCACTCGTTAAAGTTGTGCACCATCAGACTTTGATAGTTTACAAGCCGCTTTCCTTCTCGCGTGATTTTTTTTACTATGCCATCCTCGAAACGATATTCTGTCCCATAGCGTTGGCCGCCTATCCACGTTGAGGAATCAATAGTATCAAAGTGGTACTTATCAAGGATGCGCGTCTGTGTAAAGCCGAGACCGTGAATCATGGCGTTGTTCTCGTGCGCCTTGTCGATGAACCACGGCATGTATTTTAGCAGCTGTTCTCTTTTAACTCCGTCTGTCATCAGCCCGCCAAACGCAACATATGGATAATCTTTGCACATGCCAATATAATCATCTTTCCCGCGTGAGTAATGCCAGACCGGGATTGGCTGCTTCCCTGTTCTTCTTTCTATTTTTTTTCGTAGAACCTTCACTTTTTCATAGCCGACAATGCTGTCTATGTCCATCTCAAAGAAATACTTCATGTCGTTTCCACGGATGAAGTCTATGTATTTTTCTGTGTATGCGTCGAAGTCAAGCACTTTCCCGCTATTCATGAAAGTGAATGCGCCGCTATCGAGCAAGAACATAGAGCACTTTTTAACGTGCGGCAGTTGCCATTTTTCTATGTCGTAGTAGCTTTCAAGAATGTACTTTGACTTTTCTATTTCTTCTTGATAGTTTCGTAGCACTTTTGTTGCGGCTAAGAAAACTTTCATTTCTCGAAAGTTTTTCCGCAGTGTGGGCAGGTAATCATTTTGGGTTCTTTTCCTTGCTGCGATTTTTCCGTGAAGAACTCGTCAATGTTTACCGACTGCCCCCCCAAGGACGCACCGAAACCAAACTCGCTCATGTCAACATCAACGATTTCCGCCAGCTCTTGGTCAAGTGAAGTAAAGTCCCAGCCGCTGTCCATGTTGGTTTTGTTGTGCGCCAGTGTGTACGCCTTGCGCTCTTCCTTCGTCAGGTGGTCGAGGCGGATGCACGGCACTGTTGGGATGCCGAGCTGCTTGCACGCCTCCAGCCGACCGTGCCCCTCGACAATCAGGTTTTCCTTGCCCCAGATGCCGATGGGGTCGTCCATGCCGAACCGCTTGATGCTTGCCTTGATTTCGTCGATTTGCTCCTGCGGATGCCGCTTTGCGTTCCTCGCGTATGGCTTCACGCGGTCAATCGGAAGCATACAATCCGTTTCGACGATTTTGATGCCGTTCCAGTCAAGCAACGAATTTTCCCTCCTCTTCGTCCGTCGCGTCCCCACCAACGCAACAAAGCGCATCGCGCATAAATCCCGCCGCTGAAGAGGCAAGAGCAGCACTTCCATAGTCGCCTCTTCCAACAAAAAAGACGCTTGCATTACTGCTTGCGTCTTCCTTGCTGCTTTTACATTTTATATTATAGCACGAAAATTACTCTCATAACTCTCATTTTTTTATTTCTATATGTTTTTGCTTATTCTGCATTGCCAGCAATGCCGCCTATTTCGCGTTCTAACGGCTTGCTTGTTTTTGCTCATAATCATGCCGCCTGATTGCTCCGGCGGCTCTCAGGCGGCATTCTGTTGCGATTATGCGGGCTTGATTGCTTCCACCTGCTGCTTGGTGAACAAGTAGGCGGTCGTCAGGAAGAACCCGCTATTTTCTTCCTTTGCGTCAACGGTCTTTTCGTCCTTCTTCTGCTTGCTCGTCTTGGGCTTCCAGATGCTCACGGTCAGCGCGGCGTGTTCGCCCTTTTTAACCATGTACCCGTGATTCTTCCACTCGGCGAAGGTGTGAATCGGGAGGCGCATTCCGTGTGAGAAGTAGGCTTCTGCTTCCTCCTGCGTGAAGATTCCCGCTGCGACTGCGGAGTTCGCGATAATCTGCTCGTTCGTCATGGGGCTTTCTCCTCTCTTTTTTGATTACTTAACCTTCGCAACGACTTCGGGTGCAGCTGGCGTATCTTCTTCGCCTTTCTTCCAGCGAACGATGCTGCGCTCGTAGTCGCCATCCATCGTTTCGTCCCCGTACTGCAACTCGTAGCAGTATTTCTTCGTTTCGTAGTACCAGTTGATAGCCAGCTTCTGCGCCATCTTCTCGGTGATGCGGATGCCCTTCTTGATGCTCGCGAACTTCATAATTCTTACCTCTTTCTGTCGGGGGCTTTATTTTTTGTACCGCCCTCCTGACACTATTATTAGAACATATACTGCCGTATATGCCAAGGGGCAAATCACATTTTTTCGAGATTTTTTGCAAAGAAAATCGCGCACCTTTCGATGCGCGACCGCCTTATTCCGCGCTCTGGATTTTCCGCTCCGCGTTACCAATCACGCGGAAGACGTGCTGCTCGGAATACGCCAGATTGTAGCTGATTTCCCGGACGCTCCTTCCCTCCAGATACCGCATCCTCATGCACTGCACTTCCAGCGGACTTCCCAGCGCATCAACCAGCGGCGCAAGCTCTTCGCGCATCCTGCACAACTCCTCCCAGATTGCTTTCTTGCGCTCCAGCGCCTCGACGCGATACAGCAGCGCTTCCTCCGTGCTGTTCATACTCCCGCCCCCGCGCGGCGCGTCGCTGATTGTCCGCGTCAGCTTCTGCGCCCGGATTCGCGCCTGTTCTGCTCGCAAGCAAGCCATAGGATACCGCCTGATGAGATACCGCATCCGCTTTAAGTCAACCATTTTCCCCTCCCGCAACCGCCCCACGATTATTTTACCCCTTCAAATGCCTTTACAATCGCTGTATACAGCGCCGGGCGAATCTGTCCGCTCATAAGCTCCGTGTACAGCATTTCTTGTACCTTCTCGATTGCTCCGTTTGCCTCCTTCTCTGCGTTTAGCCGCCTGATTGCGTCCTGCGTCGCCCTGACTTTGTAGGCATCGTGGCGGCTTTTGCATCCGCGCGAAACGTTCCCCGCAAGCCGCTTGACGTTCTTTTCCAGCTCTTTCTCCAACCAAAAGGAGTAACGGATTTCGTCGGTGTCCACTATTGTCTCACTCTCCGTCCATGTATCGCATAATTGCGTCAATCGCTTCTTGGCATCCCTTTGCCACTACGCAGCGGTAGCCCTCGGCAGTCAGCATTTTCATGCGCTCTTTCTGCGATGTCGATACCGTCCCGCCCTTCCGCCGCTTCATCTCGATGAAAAGCCCGTGTTCGCGCCCGTTGGAGACGGGCAAGAAGATGTCAGGCACTCCTGCACGCGTCCCGGTTCGCTTCATTCTTGCGGCGGTTGCCTTGGCGCGATAACCGCCGTTAGGGATGGCGAACATCCCTTTCAGCCACGGCTTTGTTGCGCTTTGAGCCTCCGCCCAATGAAAAAGGGCTTCCTGCTCTTCATCTTCCGTTGGAATTACATTGGCATAAAGAGAACGCCATGTAGTCCGCACTTTGGATTTGTACATTTTACCCATGCGCCTCCTTGCACGTCAATCGTAGCGTATCGCTTCATCACTGCGTTGCACACCGGACAGATTGTCAGTGCAAGTGCATTCAGCCATTCTTGCTTTTCGACCATGCTGCACCTCCTCTCTGCGCCTTCATGCACATTGCCGCAACCTGCACAGCTTCGCAAGCCAGCAGTGTAGCTGCCGCTGCTGTTTTGCTCGCGCACATCGTGAATGCTTTCTCGTCGTCTCGGCGGTTCGCAAGCCAGACGTCGTTTGCCTTTCGGATGACACGCTGCATCTCTTCTTTCGCTTCTTCGACTTCTTCCCAAATCACGGAGAACGCCTCCGGCATGGAGTTGAACGTTTCTCCATGCTCTTTTTGCGCTCGGAGAAGCTCGGAGAACACAACCGTTACAATTTCATCTTGCAATTCTTTCACAACCACCATCACTCCTTATTTACAAATGCGCAAGCCACGCACACCGTAGCCGCCAGCAGACACAAAAGACCGATAACCGTCATTGTCATCCCCCCAACCACGCCGCAAGCGCATCCGCTCCGGCGTACACAAGAATCGAAATGATACAGTTGACGAGCGCCAGCAGAATGTAAATATACCACGGGCGCGTTTCCTTCGCCAGCAGGAAGCCCGTCAGCCCCAGCCCAATCAGCGCGCCGAAAATCACCGCCTCGGGCAGCGTCACAGTTCTCATCAGCTTTCCTCCTCCGTCGCAATCTGCGCCTTTGCCAGTTCTATTGCCAACAGGTACGTCCTTTCGTGCTTTGTCCCGGCATGGACTTGCTTGACTTCTGCGGCAAAGTCATCAATCGTGCCGTTGAAGCATCCGCAGGAGACATATATTTCCCCATCTTTGCCACGGTAAAAAGTGCTTGTACCGTTACGGCTTCCGATTGCTCCAATAGCGATGCAGTCAGACGACTGCATCACACGCGCATTTCCTGTTACACGCGCCTCGCCCGCCACACACGCATTGTCCGTCACGCGCGCCGAACCCGTCACGCGCGCCGAACCCGTTACACACGCCAAATCCATAACCCATGCCGAATCCATCACCAACGCATTTCCCGTCACCAGCGCCTCGCCCATCACACGCGCCGAATTCGTCACCAGTGCCGCGCCCGTCACACGCGCCTTTCCCATCACACATGCCGCACCCGTCACCCACGCTGCGCCGTTTTGCGACAGATTTCTCTCCGCCTCAATCCAGCCGCCCAAGTCGCCAGCCTTCACGTTGTGTTCCGGGATGTCGCGTACTGCACGGATGCGGTGCAGTATCTTTCCGCCGATGTTTTTTACTTCGCCAGTAAACTCATACTTCATTTTTGGTTTTCCTCCCACGGTATATTCGCCATTTCTTCCGGCGTCGGCTTCCGCAGCCAGCAGCGCCACGTCTCGCCGTAGGTGTAATCGGCGTACCATGTGCGTCCGCCGTCGAAATACATGCGGTGACTTTCATGCGCCCAGCGCGTCACCTTCCGCGCGCGGGCGAACGGCTCGTCGCCTCCGTTGTTATCTTCAATCCATACGAGCGTTTCTGCGCTGATTGCCAATTCCGCAAGTGTCAGTACCCGGTTTTTGTTATCTTTCATTTTCGTCCTCCCTTTCCGCCCTTTCCGCGTCCAATTCTGCCTTCGTCGGCTTTCTTAGCCAAAACCTCGTTTTCATGCACTCTTTCGGCTCTTTTAACAGTTGCATCATCGTCGGTTGCGTCGCGTCATATGTCTGCATTGGCGATTCCAGCACGACGAAGAAGTCGAAGAAATCATTTTCCGCGTACCAGCACAGCAGATAAAGCGAATCACAATCTTCCAGCATTGACCACACAATGCGTTCTTGTCGCACCTCTTCCATCGTCAGTTCCCGATTCCCCGGATTGCAGAAAATGTTCGTCGCAGCTTTGTATGCCTTGCTCTCTACTTCTTCTTCTCCACCTGCATATACTTGTGGCGACGGTGCGTTGCAGTTGGAACAGCGATAGTATGCCGCATAAACTGTGTCGTTGTTTTTAAGTTTTCTCAGGCGCATCATGTATCCGCACCACGGACAACGCGGCAGGTTTTTGTATTTATTCATCGTCTTCGCCATCCTTCTTATTCTTCTTCTCCTCCGGCAGCCACTTCGCAGCTTCGCGTTCATTCTCCGTCGGTTTCCGCAACCAGAAGCGGAAACCACGCAGATACTCATCCAGCGGATAATCCCAAACGTCCCCGCTCTTTGTGTACACCTTGATTTTCTTTTCTGTTTTCCATTCTCTATTTATTACCTCTTCCACAGCTACAAGACATTCTTCAATGTCGCACTCCTCACCATGCCATTCAACAAAACATTCTTTTGAGCAAATATTGTACAGCGACAAAATCTTGTTCGGCTCTTCGTCTCGTTTTACTGCCGCTTTGTAGGCTTCTTCTGCTGTTTCTCGTGTTGGGCTATCGCATTCGCACCCTTCGTTGCGACATCTGTACCAGTATCGCGCGCGATTCCCGTCCGTTGCTTGCAAGTTAAAGATTTCGTTTTTTAGCAGCATCTTCGCCCCACAATACGGACAAAACACAGGGAACTTCTCGTTACTCATTGTCGCTTTCCTCCCACGGCGCTTCCGGGAATGGCATCCAGTGCGTGATTTTCACGAGCTTGTCGTCGTCCAGTTCGTCAAGAAACTCCTTTGTGTCTGAGTGAAAATACAACCATGGATAGAACAACCTGCCCTCTGCATCAAATCCGATGACGTGCTTTCTATTCAGCGGAAGCACCTTATCCACGGAAAACCATCCCGGCACACGGCGATTCCATTTCTTCATTGCCTTTTCCAGCGTTTTTCCTGCTGCAATGGCTTGTCTACACGCAGTGCATTCGCAAAACCAACTGCCGAAAAAATAATCAGGTTCTACCAGTTCGATTTTTCGCCCCCCACAGAACGGGCACGGTTTCAGATTATAATCCTGCATTCTTCTTTCTCCTTTCGTCGTTATTCCACGCTCTCGCGGCTGCGGCTCTTGTTTTCCCAAGCTCACCGATATAGCCACAATCCAAACATCTCACCTCAAAACCGTTACCGCCGAAGAATATACACCACATTTCCGCGTACTTACTTCCGCAATTCGGGCAAGGTTTTCTTTTTACTCGCATTACGCCCATCCCCCCTTAAACTTGTTGATGAAGTACACTTGCCCTTTGCCCGTCACTTTCGGCGTTCGCCGCAGTATAACGCTGCCGTCCGACGTTGTGATAGCCGTTTCCTTTATCTCGAAAAGTCCCATATCCATAGCTCTTTGCGTCGGGCAGTTGTGAAGCTCTCCTTTGCTGCACAAATATCCGTTCACGCGCAGGAGCTTGAACAGCTTCTTTTCGCCGATTTTAACGCCATTCTGCCGCAGCAGCTTCGCCATCTCGTTCACAAGGATGCTTGTTTTGCTTGCGCTCACAGCATCCGCGAACAGCGCCTTTGGCTGCATCTCCGTGATTTGCTTGTTGCGCTGCTCAATCTGTCGCTGGGCAACAATCAGGGCTTTCGCCATCAGGTCAGCGTCGCTCATGTCTTCCTGCCCTGCGATGTAGCCGCCGCTCTTTCGGATTGATGGGATGACATCGTGCGTAATCCAGCGCTTGAACTCTTTCGCCTCCGGCTTGCGACTGCTGAGGACGAGTGCGTACAGCCCGGGTTGCTGACGACGGTCACATTTGGATTGCCGCGATTTCCGTCGGTTAAAACGACGGTATTCTTTTCGTCGTCGTCCAGACGTGCCACTGCATCCCGTGCGTTCTTGACTTCCAGCGCTCGGCACACATCCGCCGCCACGAACCACGGCTCTTGTTTTCCTTCTTCGACGAATGTCCGAATGTTTCCAAACCGTTTGTTCTCGAAAACGATGATGTTGTACATGGCTTTCCTCCTTTTAGTCCTTTTTTAGGCAAGTATACCGCATATGCGGCTTATCGAAGCTCAGATGCACAAGCCCCGTTGCGCCGTTTCGATTCTTCCTGATTCGGCACGTCTGCCACGTCAACCCGTTTGCTTGGCAATTGTGGTATATCTGCCATCTGTCGCTATTCGCGTCCTGCGGCTCTTCTGGCTCATGCAAGATAAGAAACACGTTCGCGTCCTGCTCAATCGCGCCGCTGTCTCTCGCTTGTGACATATCCGGCTCGCTTCTTGTCGCCTTGCCGAATCCCTTCTCGCTTTCGCGGTTGAACTGCGTCATGCACAGCAGCGGAACGCCTAAATCCATCGCCATCAGCTTCAATTCGCGGCTGATTTGCGTCACCTCCTCCGTGCGGTTTCCGCACTTCTCATCGGCTCGCATGAGTTGGATGTAATCAACTACAATCAGGCTCAACCCCTGCTTGCTTGCTTTCATCTTCGCCGCTGCGTTGCGGATTTGCAAGGGCGTGACCGCTCGCTCCTCGATGCTGATTGGGAGATTCGCGACAGCTTGATAGCACGGCGTTATGCGCTCGAAATCTGACAGCTCCATTTTGCCAGTGGACAGCTTTTGCAAGTCCACCCCGGATTCGTTCGCCAGAAAACGTGCTACAATCTCTGCCGGATTCATCTCCAAGGACACCATCAGCACCCCGCCGCCGTGTTCTGCGACGTATTTCGCCATGCAGATAGCCAACGACGTTTTACCTACGCCCGGACGTGCGCCGATGTAAATGAGCTGTCCCGGCTTGAATCCGCCGAGCCTATTATCAAGGTCTGCGATTCCTGACATTATGCCGTCTTGCTTTCCGATTGAATCCACAAACGCGAACACTGCGTCTTTCATCGTTACGCCGTCATCGACGGCTGCTGATGATTGCGCCGCTGTTGCGCATTCCGCTTGAAGAGATTCCACCGACGCGCCGGGATTGCCCACGTCTTGCAGAATTTTTCTCGCCAGTGCTGCAAGCTCGCGACGTTTCGCGCACTCCGCCAGAATCGCTATATATTGTCGGGACATGACAGGAGAGATACCCATTTTTACGCATTCCATCAAGAGGGCGGTGTTTTGCAAGTCGCATTGTACCTCTGCGTCCAGCGTTACAAGGTCAACGTTCTTTCCTTGCTTTGCAAGTCGCATGATGCCGCGCTGACAGGCTTGCATTTCTTTTAACCCGAAAATGCTGTCCGGCAGTGCTGCAACCTCTTGTGCGACGATTGCATCCTGCATTGCAAGCCCAATCAGGCTCTTTTCCGCGTCCTCGTTAATGTATGCGTCCATAATTAGCTAAATCTCCCCGCTAATTCTTCCAACTTCACTCGTTCCTCTGGATGCTCTAAAGCTCGTTGCTTTGCGTACTTTTTGAATACCTCCCCGAACGTTACCGACGGCGGCTTGTAGTCGTAATCTGCGCTTGATACTACCGGGTATTTCTCTGCATCAATCCGCGCTTGGCGTTCTTCCTCTTGTCGTTCTTTTGCGCGTCCGTTAATTACGCCTTTGAGGTATCGGATGTTCGGCTTTCCTGCCTCCCCGGCGATTTTCACACATTCCAGCACTTCTTCCGCGCCGTTGTCCGCCACAAGCTGGTTGAGCGTCTCCATCGTCGCCGTTGTGTCGGGGAATCCCTGCCGTTTCGCTTCGTCCAGCACCTCGTTTGTGCCTTGCTGGATTTCTGCTGCTTCTTCGTCGCTAATGAAGGATGCAGGAGCGCGCACTTCGGGCTTCTGCTCTGGTTCGGGGTTGAGCTGCGCCTGTGCCGATTCGGACTGCTGGATTTCTTCTGACTTTGTTTTCTTCGGGCGACCACGTCCGCCAGCCTTGCCACCTGCGGAACGCACCTCGTGAATCTTGCAGATCTTATCGCATTCTCGCAACAGCGCAAGGTACAAAAACGCCGCGTTTCCTTCCGGCTCGACATCCTCACCCGTCGCCACATAATCAAGAATGGCTTTAAGCGCACGTCCGGCTTCTTCGTCGGAAAGTCTCGCGATTTCCCGGCGCATGGCTACCTGCACAGGCACATACTCAAGCTCCATTTGCTACCTCCATCAGCCGCCGTTAAAACGGCAAATCCTCATCGTATACCGGGGTATATTGCGTCTGTGCGGGCGGTTGCGCCGCTCCGCGTGCTTCCGTCTGTGATGCATCCTGCTTCGCGCTGTCCAGAAACTCAACGTCCTGCGCAAAGACTTCCAGCGTCGCGCGTGTGCTTCCGTCGTTGGCGGTGTATGTGCTGACGCTGACGCTGCCAATCACACACACCTTGCGTCCCTTGGCAAGATACTTTTGGCACGTTTCCGCTTGCTTATCCCAGACGGATACCCGGAAAAAGTCTGCTTCCGCCTTTTCGCCCGGTTTCGCGCGGCGATTGACCGCAACCGTGAAATTGGCGACGCTCTTGCCGCTCTGCGTCGTGCGCAGCTCAACGTCCCGCGTTAGATTCCCGATGATTGTCAGCTTGTTCATTGCTTTTCCTTCCCAGCTTGTACAGCTTAGCTATTTTTTCGTCGATTTTGACGGGCTGAATGTGGTACTTCTCGTCGAACTCCGCCTGTGCCATCGTGTGGCACTCCGTGTGATGTGCCCGGCAAAGCGGCTCGCACGTTAGCCCGATATGATTGATTTCCGTGCGGTCTGCGCCCATACCGACGCGCTCCCAGTGGTGCAGGTCTGACGGTCTGCGTCCGCAGATGGCGCACTGCTTGTGCATCACGCAAGCATAGATGTACGTGCCGATGTCCTCCGCGTACTCCACAAGCGGCTGTTTTGTCGGAATGTCGTTGATAACGCAGAACTCAACAAGCCAGTCGATGTAAAGTCGCGCGGTTGTCATATCTACGTCGGACAGGCTAAATGCCTTGATTGCCTCCGCTTGCAGCTTGTCAATCCGCGCTCGCAGAAACTCCGCCTTGAGCATCGTGTTTAGGTCGCTCTTGTCGCCCTGTCCGATGTATCCCGTCGCGGCGGCAATCTCGCCAATCAGCGCCCACGCCTTGCGCCGTTGCTCTGGACTGATTGTGCGGCAGTCCTGCCATAGCACCGTGACGGTATCGGATAAGTTTTCCGCATCGGGGCGGGCAGTCTGGATTGTTAGGCTGCCCGGTTGCTCGATGACCTTGCCGATTGTCGCAATCATGGCTCACTCCACGGCTCGCGTTTGGTTTCTTCTCGTGTCGGCTCTTTCTCCCAGCATCGCCACTTTGTGCCGTAGTCCTCTGTGTAAACGTAAAATGTACCAATGCCGATGTTGTAAGGTATAACGCGCCACGGGTATGCATCCGTTTTCAGCCATGCGCGAATCGGGATGTTGTCTCGCAGTTCCAGCCACACAATCGCCGTCTTTTTGTTTTGCGTAACGGCTTCGGCGCACGTCAGAACGCGATTTCGCGGCTTAGTCGTCATCGTCATTTCTTCCTTCTTTGGCGGAAATTCTGAATCGCACGTCGGGCAATGAAGCCGCGCTGTTCTTCTTACCATATCGAGTACAACGTATTTCATTTCACCGTCGCAGTACGGGCATCGCGGCATAAGTTCTTCTTTAGGCATTCTTTTCCCCCTCCCACAGCTTTTCCTCCCCTTTCTCCATGCGTTCTGCTTTAAGTTTGTAGTAACGTTCACGTGCGGCTTTACAGATTTTTTCTCTATGCGCTAAGTAATGCTTTCGATTACGTTTCAGCTGCTGTTCTCTATTTTCCCAGTAATATTCGCGATGCCTTTTTTGCAGCACTTCCTTGTGCGCTTGATAGTAAGCCCGCTGATATTCACGATACGCTTCCCCGCGTTCAGCCATCCGCGTCAACTCGCTTTCCTGTGATAAATTCCGCTCTCGGCAGCGTCTCAATCCATGCGCAGAACGCCCTCCATTCCGGCAGACGGTGATTCTTGCGCTGCTGATAGATGGTTTTAAGCTGGCGGTAGTTGGTGGTCATCCGCGCCGTCAGCCGCAAGCCAACAGGCACGTTGTAAAGGACTGTAAGATACCGTTCCGGCGTTGTGGATGCCTTGTACTCTGTAATCAGCTTCTTCACAAGCTCGATTGCCTCCCAGCGAACGTAGGGAACGCACTGCTTGTCGATGTCCATGCTCATAATGCGGTGCATGGTGGACTGGCTCGATACAAAATCCAGAAAATGATACCGTTCCGCTTCTACCCATGCCTTAACGGTGAACGTGAGGTCGAACTGCACGACGATTCCCGTCAAAAACTGGTCGTGTCCGCTTCCTGTCTGGCAGTTGGCAAGCGCCATCGTCCGCTCTGTGACTTCCGCGCTGCAATTCTCCGTGTCGGTTGCCATCGGATAGCGGCTTGCCTTTACACTCGACGCAAGCCCCATGATTTCGACGTTGCTAACAACATTCATCGCTTTTCCCCTTTCTCAATTCGCTCCACCATGTCAAACGGGTCGTCGAAATCCAGCCGGATGCCCGTCTTTTCCAATACCTCATCAATCAATTCCGCCGTTGTGAAGTACGCGCCGGGTTGAAGATACTTTTGCGTTGCCGTCAGCATCCGATGAATCCGCTGTGCGCCGAAACCGAACTCCTCTTTCATTGCAAGGCACATTCCGGCAAAAATCATCTTGATTGCATGGCGTTCCGCGTCCTTCGCTCCTCGCTCATACTCGCGTTCGTAGCCTCCCCGCGCCCTCATGATGCTCTGCGTGGCGTGGGTCATGTCCCGCGCCGCTCTTCTGCGTTCTGCCCTATTCATCATGACGCCTCCCGGAAATTAGCTTTCACCGCGTCCATCAGCGCCTTTGCGTCCGCCATCGTCATCTCTTTCGTCGGAATGTTGCGGACGATGTTTGCTTCCACAAGCGCGGCACGAACTCTGCCTAACTCCTGCATATCCATGCCGATGTTGCTGCATTCGCGCATGATGTAGTTCGTCGGCGTTTCTGCCGGGTTCTCTGCGTTCTTGGGCTGCGGCTTCGGCTGTTCGTGCTTCGCCTCGTGCTTGGTTTCGTAGCTCTCGCCGTCCGGGTCGGTCATCTCCTCCGTAGGGATGCAGAACACTTGAAACAGCGCGTATTTGTAAGCAATCGCCATTGCCTTGTTGCTTGCCTTGTCGCCGCTGTCCATGCCTTCGCCCAGCGTCACCGCCTCGACAAAACTGCCGTCGGTGGCATAGAAGCGGAACGCGATTTTAAGAAGACTGTACCGCAGTTCTCCACCTTTCGCTGTTACCTTGATTTCTCGCGTCTGCTCCAAAACCTGTGGAACAGTGAAAATCTTGTTTTTCGTCAGGATGGGCTTCAAGGCGTTCATCACATCGTCGATGCCGCGGAACTTAAAACCCTGCTGCTGGTTGTACTTGTCCTTGCCAATTGCGGAAATGTCCGCCATCGCCGCGCTGATTGCGGCGTAAATCTGCCCGTTTTCCATGCTCGTTTCTCCTGTCAGCACTCGTACCATCTCTGATACTGCTCTTTTATGTACTTCTCCCAGCGCCAATCTTCACCCGTTCGGCTGGCTTCATCAACCCTTCGCACGGGCTTCCTGCACCCGCGCGGCACTTCGTCCGTCTGGTTGCATCCGCAGTCGCAGCGCTCACCGCTATCCAGATATGCCCCGCACAGGCAGCAGCGTCTTGCCATTTGGCTCACCCCTTCTGCACCGCGAAAACCGGGTCTCGCGGAACAATTTTGATGCCGGGAACGACTTCGCCCGTAATTTCATCAATCGCCTGCCCGTTGTTTTCTACAAGTAACCCTTTCAGCGCTGTCCATTTGAGTTTCGGCACGTTCTCCACGCAGGACGGCGCATTCTCTGCGCACCACGCGATAATCTGCGCATCGTCGCGCTCGTACTCCGGCGCTTGCGCCTTGCGGACCAGAACGCCGCTTGGCAGCTTGTACTTCTCGCTGGTCTTCGTCGCCTTGTGCGGCACGGTGTCGAAGTAGCTTTCCAGCAGGGCGGTGAAGTAGTCAATGCTCTGCTGATTGGACTGCGCCACGCGCTCACTCTGTGCCTTGTAGTAGTCCTTCCACTTCTGCGTGTCGGCTTCCAACTCCGCGATGCGGCGAACCGCCCAGTCCGCCTTTTGGTCGTTGTCGATGACAAAACCAGCACGTTCTTCCTGCTCGTTTTCCTCGATTTCGCTGATAAACTGCTCCATATATGTTGACTTCCTTTCGTTTTTGTGGTAGACTATTAGTGGCTTAACCGCCACATTACCCTTTCTGTCTGCTCGTGCCGCGCTTTGTACCCGCGTCACGGGCGCTTTTTTTATGCTCTTCTCCGGGCGATTGTGCCGTCAGGATTCATCAGCCCGCGCGCAACAAGGTCGTTGCGCTTCTTCCGCTGGCGGATGACCTCGTTCTCCTGCTCCTGCGTCGGGTAACGCTTTCGGCGCTCCAGCTCCTGCTCAAAGTCGCTGACAGTGACGCGGATGGTTTCGTGCGCCTTGCCGCCGATGCAGACGTGCGGCATTTCGCGCATGAATTTCCGGGCGCTCTCCTTGCTGATGCAGAGAATTTCGGCGACGCGCTCGGTGTTAAGGTACTGCGTCATTTCGCGCCACTCCTTTTCTCGATTCTCGCCAGTGTGTCAGACAGGCAAGCAACCGCCTTCTTGATTAACTCGACGTACTTGTCGCGGTTCATCAGGTTGTCGATTTTTCCGTCATCGCTCACGTCGCGCTCAATGGCTTCCTGCAATCGCAGGATGTCCTCTATTGCGTACCGATTCCGCAGGACACTTCCCATCGTGGTTGTGTTGCTAATTGGGCTGTAATGCCGCCGATAACTGTCGCTGTGTGAAAGCATCCAGCGATGCCACAGCATAGGGCATTTGTACAGCTCCTCAAGCTGGTCGATAACTTCCGGCGACGGCTCTGCTTCGTCTCCTTCCCAGCGGCGGATGCACGATTCCGATGTGTGGATTTCCTGCGCAACTTGCCACAAGCGCAGCCCTGCTTGCTCTCTGGCGGTTCGCAGCTCATAACCGCGAAATTCCGGCATTTACTTTGCCCCCTTCTGTGCTATCATTTCCGTAGGCGCAAGGGCGAAAGCCGTCGCGATTACCTCCGCGATAAAATTTCCCTGTGCGTCAATCTCCCCCGCCTGATACCGCCCCGTCTCGGACAGTGCGCGGCTATACGCCCGCTCGAACGTCAGCTTGGTGATGTCGTCCGGCGTGTTGATGCCTGCCATGTTACAAACAGCGTCGTAGACAATCCGCATTGCGGCGCTGTCTCCCAGATGATTGCGAATCTGCTTGACGATTACCGCGTCGATGGGACACCAGCGCAAGCCCTCGCCTTCCTCCGGCTGCATCGTTACCCCGGTTGCGCGTTGGAAGTCAGTCATTCCGCATATGCCTCCTCCCTGCTCCGAATCTCTTCAAGTAGCTTGTCTACTATGCCTTTGTAAGCATCCCATTCAGCGCAGCTTGCGTTCGCTCTGTTTAGGCTTGCATATGCACGTGCAAACTGTTCAAATGTCATCGCTCTTTGATTATGAGCGTCCAGCGAAATCCATCGCCAAATGTTTTTGGCAATGATTTTGCTGTCGCAAGCGTTGTCAAGCTCGTGAATAATGTCGCTCGCGTAGTACAGCAGGGTTTTATCAATCAGGTTTTCCTTCCAGATTTTTTTCCGTGCCTCTTTGTCCGGCACAAGTTTATCCAAATGCGCTAAAAGCATTTTGTCTTTCCCCTCCCTTAGACAGCAACTGCCGCCGTCTTGTCCATTTCGTACTTAACCGCCAACAGCAGGGCTTCCATCACGGCTTCATATGCGCTGTATGCCTCGCTGATGTAGTCCCAGTTCCCCAGTTTCGCAAACTCGTCGCGCGTCATGGCTTTCAGCTTCCGCGCACTCTTGCGGATGGCAAAAATCGTCTTGTTCGCGTCTCCGCGCGATACGCAACCGCCCATGCACTGGCTCTGGATGTCCTTGCCGTACTCGTCCAGCAGACGGTTCGCGATTTGCACCTTGACAACTTCATTACTCATTTTGTGATACCCCTTTCTATCTTTGCGCTTTTCGCGCTGTTAGTCGATGAGCTCCCACCAGTTCACGCCAAGCGTCGGCGCAAGCCTCTTTGCGGTGTTTGGTGTTACATTCCTCTTGCCGCTATCAATCAGCGACAACATGGATTCGGAGATTCCCGTGATTCTGGCGATGTCCGCCATTTTTAACCCGCGTCGTTCTGCAAATTCCCGGATGTTTGACAACTTTTCTCCCTTCTTCTTTACATCCCGTAAAGTTTTCCGCTAAAAAAATTTGATTTTTCTTCTTCTTTGGGGATAGACGTTTGATTTTGTCAATCCCCTTGTGTTATGCTTTGTGTGCAGGATTCTGTCATCTCTGCGACTTGCGTCCCTCGCGCTCTACGCTGATATAGGTTGCTACCTCGTTAATCAGCCATAGCGCGGCAATGAGTGCGATGCTCAGTCCCAAAAAGACGAATCCTGCCGGGTCTGCGTGTGGCATCTCCGTGTCACTCCTCTCGTAATAGTTCCCTATGGGAAGTGTGAAATACGTCCTCCAGCGCTACCAACACTTTGTAGGACGGGTCACGCTTCCCAGTCTCAATCATGCACAGCATTGGCACATTCACACCGACACGCTGCGCAACGCTCTCGCGCGACCAACCGTTTGCTTCGCGCATCCGTTTCAGTTGCCTGTACATTGCTCTCCCTTCTTGCTTGAGGTAATTTCTTGACTTACCTCTGATAACATTATACATTCACTTTGCGTGAATGTCAAGGGGTAAACCATGTTTTCACGCGAAATTTTTGCTTCTCGACTGACTAATCTGTGCAAAGAAGCTGGCATTACAAACGCGGCGTTTGCTGATTCCTGCGGCATCACTCCAGGTGCGTTGTCGATGCTCCAAAAGGCAAATCGTTCGCCAAGTGTCGAACTCCTTTGCAAGATGGCGGACTTGCTCGGCGTGACGGTTGACTACCTTTCCGGAAGTGACGGTGCGCCGTCTCCAAAAGAGACAGACACGCTCTACTTGGAGATTTCCGCGCTTGCTCCGTCCGACCGGGAAGAAGTCATGCGGTACGCTCGTTATGTTCGGGCGAATCCGCGCAAGTGAGGTGATTCCACATGCCGTTCCCAGAAATTCTGCTTGCGCTGCGGCTCTCGAACGGGCTTACCCAGCAGCAGCTTGCAGAACGCGCCGATGTCGCAGAGATTACAATCCAAAACTACGAATCTGGAAGAAGCAACCCCGTTCCGACGCGGCTTATTGCAATTGCGGATGCCCTCGGCGTTTCGCTTGATACGCTCGTTGGACGTGAGGAGAACGCGTTCTCGCCGCCCGACTTCGACCCACTTGTTGAGCAGGTAAAATCTCTATCTGCTCCACAACGTGCGGATGTGATGAAGTACATCGAGTTCATCAAATCGCGCTCCTGATGCGCGTTTGCGCTGGGCAACACTCTACAAGGACAAAAACGGCGTTCTGAGCGCTTCCAGCCCATCAGGTGAGGAAATACCAGTCCCGACGTGCAAGCGCTCCTGCGGGCGTTTTTGTGCGAATTAGACGCTGCTTTCGCGCAAAGCCCTTTTCGCTTCCGCTTTCGTCGCCCATACGACCGTCACGAAGCCGGAACGCTGGATGTGCGTCTTGATAGGCACATACCCTGCGTCGGCTAATATGTGCATATCCCGCGCAGTTGTCCGCCGCGTCGTGATGGTGTACTTCACCCGGTTCTCGATGTCGGGGCGGGTTGACGTGGTACATCGGATTCACCTCCCTGCTCTTATCGTATGCGTGAAAGGTGGTGAGTATGCCTTGCTTGAATCGGAATATCGTCTCTGCCGTGACTTTCAGCGCGGCAAACAACTTTCGGCGGAACAGATTGCGCGGTTGCGTTCGTCCGACTTCTTGACGCCACCGCCGCCGCACCCATCCGACCTTGATGCACGTCCTCCGGATTATGTGCCGGAGCTGAACCGTCACGCGCTGGATGAAATGGAGCAGTACAAATCAAGTTGCTTGCGATTCCTGCTTCCCGTCGGCATCTCCGCCGTCAGCTTGATTCTCTCGCTGATAGCTCTCTTCAAGTAGCCTGATTTCTTTCAGGTAGTCCAGCACATCGCGCATATACTTGCTATATTGGTCGAAGTCCAGCTTCATATAGCGCGGAGCAACGAGGATTCGCCCGAACGCAAGGCACAACTCCTTGCCGTACCAGCTCAAAAGCGGGTTACTCTTTAACAATCCCTCGCTCATGTACGTTTCCTTGCGAAGCGCGAAATTCTCCCGTTCCAGCATCTCGACTTTTGCTTGCAAGTCCTCAATCCGCTGTTTCAACTGCCGCTTTCTCTGATACACGTTCACACCTCCAAACCACGAAAGGGGTATCATCACGATGAAGAAGTTTGTTTCCGTCCTGCTGGTTCTCTGCTGCCTGATGGCTTCCTGCGTTTCCGCGTTTGCCGAAAGACAGCCGGTGCAGGGTGGACTTACAGATACGCAGGTTGTCGAATTTTTATCCATCCTTGATGATAGCATTTTTGACTCTGTATCCATATCATCGAACATGGACAACTTTGACGTTAAAATTATCCACGACGATTTTGTTACCTACAAGAACTGCTACCCGTCCGCTTTTCAAGGACTCATTGATAGATATACTTCGCTTTTTATCCAGTTCGCACGCTATATTTGGCTTAATTATAGCACCCATTCACAGCTGACAGTAAAGTTTGTTGACGTTACAGATAAGCAAGAGTCTGCGTATTATACATTTACCGCATTCAATGGTAAATTTTCGTGTAACACGCCTTATGTTGCAATCAGCAAAAACAACAACTATGTAAAAGCCGGAGCGAACCCTGCGATACTTCGCGAACTTATTGACACCTACGGGGTTTTTAAGGATGACTACATGATTTTATACTCTGCGGATTCCGGATACTCTATCATTACTGATTCAATTTACCCCAGCATATTTACTGACTTGTTAAATGATGGAGATTCCGCCGCATTAAATCAATGCTTGGAGTTTCAGAAGTACCTTTTATCAAAGTTAGTGGACAAGCTGCCTTGTGACAAAGAGAAGCTGAAAATCACTGTTTTATTTCAAGACCCAGACAGTGATGATTATCTCGGCTATATCGGGTACGATTGCGGAAATCTCTCCGGTCTCATCGCACCCTCATCAACCAAATAACACCCTAATGTCCACTCCCCCCAGCGCATCGGCAATGCGAATTGCTGTCGTAACGTTGGGGGTTCGCTGTCCACCCTCGTAGCGCTGAAACGCAAGCGTCGAAATGCCAACCTCTTTCGCAACGGCTTCCTGCGTCTTTCCGCAGAGCTTCCGTGCTTCAACCATCCGAACGTTTCTCAACCTTCGCCCCCTCTTTCTACATAACCGTTCGGTAGCCTTATTATAGCACTACCAAATGGTTATGTCAAGCGTTTTTTGGAGGTGCTTCATGGATTTTCCCGGACGATTAAAGCATCTGCGCCATGAGCGCGGGTTGACGCAGAAACAAGTCTATTCCGCCGTTGGAATGTCAGCCTTGGGCTACCAGCGTTATGAGTACGGCGAACGCTCGCCGTCTTTTGATTGCCTGATAGCCCTCGCCGACTTCTACGGCGTGTCGCTCGACTATCTTGTCGGGCGCTCCGATGACCCCACGTTCACGCCGTCCGCCGGAACTATCCCTTGCGCCTCCAGCAAAGACTGAATCACCTTTCGCGCCGTCAGCGTCCACATGGCGAACAGCCGCACAGTGCCGTTCTCCGTTTTAACGGGCTTGTAAGTCACCATGTCGGCGAAGTTCCCGGCGACCACCCAAGAGCCATCGGAGCGCTGTATCTGGATACCAGCGCGGAACAGTGCCTGATTAAACTCGCGTGTTGTCATGCCGTACTGCATCGCCAGCTTTGCCGTGCTGATGGGCTGCGTGTCCGTGATGTTGACTGTCGGCACGTCCACCTTCTCGCTGTAAACCTCAGGAAACGCCTCTCTGACTGTGCATCCGAGGGCTTTCGCAATGCGCTTCATCGCGTCAACAGTTGGACTTCCCTGTCCGTTGGCGTATCGGTAAATAGTCGGCTTCGAGATACCCGACTTTTCGGACAGCGCGGCGACGCTGATTCCTTGCACCCCGGCGACGTGGAGAAAATGCCGCAGCTTCTCAGCCATCGACCTCGCCCCCGAAGAGTTCTTCGACCGTCGTGCCAAGCGCACGGGCAAGGCGGATAGCGTTATGCAGTGACGGTGTATGTACACCCCTCTCATACTGAGATACAAGGGTCTGCTGACATCTGAGCACGTCTGCAATCTGCATTTGCGTCATGCCCTGATTCTTGCGAAACTCACGCAAGCGGTTAGCCATCGTGCCACCTCCATATGTCAAAATAATTTTATTTCACGTCTGTATTATATTTCTTTCAGTTCTATTTGTCAAGAGGGTGAAAGAAAAAAAGTGTGGTGTAAATATATGGTTTTGTCGGAACGTCTTGTAGAATTGCGCAAAAAAAAAGGCGTCAGCCAACGAGCTGCCGCAGAAGGTATTGGAATCCAGAACGCTCAATTAAGCGGGTACGAACGTGGTCTGAACGAACCGTCCGCCGCCATGCTTGCCCGCCTCGCTGAATACTACGGCGTGACCACCGACTACCTTTGCGGACTGTCCGACAACCCGCAAGGAACGTCTGACCGCCCGATTCTCGACGCAACCTGCGAGGCGATTATCGCCAAGCTGATGGGTGCGCCGGATGACGTTGTGCGCGAGGCGATGGACTACGTTGAGTACCTAACCGCGAAAGCAGAACGTCGGATGCGGCAGGAGCGCAAGGAACATAGCTTAAAGCGCATGGCGGACAAGGGGGATGCTGAAAAGGGCGAACCGTGATGTCCCCGGCGAGGATGTCGGAAACATGAGAACCATCGGCGAGGAAGAACCGCACGTCCCCGAACGCCTGAGAGCGGCAAGCGCGTGAGGACAAGCAGGAGAATCAGCAGAGGAGCAGAGCGGAGAAGCAAGATGCCATGATTATAGCCCATCTTGCCCCGCTTGTCAAGCTCCCCTGCTAATTTTTTTTGTTGGGCAAAAATGGCAAGACGTTTTGTTGACCCCAACAAAACGGGCAGCGAGAACCATTTGCGCGACACCACGAAAATGGTCTGCCTCGTGGCTATCAATTTCGCGAAGCCGCGAAGATGACCATGCTGCGGATGCCCGCAGAAAGGTGCTGGATAAAAAAAAGACCACCGCCGCTGCCACCACCACAAGACCACCGCCCGTCCCTCTCCCCTCCCGCTTCTTCCCCCCT